TTGGAACGCAGGCAAGGCGATCGACGAGATCGCAAAGAAAGAGAGCAAGGCGGCGCTCGAAGAGATCGCCCGGGTCGAGAAACTCCTCGCCGGTTACCAGCGCGAGCAGGACCGGATCGCCAACGAAGCACGGGAAGCGGCCGAAGCGATCGAGCGCAAGCGGATCGCCGATGAGAACGCCAAGCTCGCCGAGGAGCAGCGCCTGCGTGATGAGTCGGCCCGGCTCGCCCGCGAGGCGCTAGAGGCCGCCCAGCGCAAAGGAAAGCAGGCCCAGCGTGATGCCGAGCTGGCGCGCATGCAGGCCGAAAACGCGAAGGCGCAAGCCGACCTCATTGCGGCCAACCGGCGCGCCGACGAGAACGCGGCGAAGTTCACACCTAGCACGACCGCCCCGGCCGAATGGACCAAGCCCATCGGCACGATCAACCGGAAGGGCTGGGACGTCGAGGTGACCAACTGGACTGAGTTCCATCGCGCCTTCGGGTTCCGCTTCATCAAGTGCGAGCTGGACCTGCAAGCGTTCAAATACTATCTCGACGGCGAAGGCGTCGACCACACCAAGATCCCGGGCGTGAAAGTTACACCCAAAACGACAGTCAACGTGCGCGCCGCGAAGTAACCAGCTTGTCCCACTTCGTGTGGGCACGCGACTGGGCAACCTGCGAGAGTGGTGGCCCGCCCTTTTAACCAAACAAGAAACCCATGAGTAAATCAGCACCAACCAAAGCATCCAAACCCGCACCGGAATTGCTCAGCATTTACCCGGCACTGATAAACATCCAACGCGACATCGACGCCATCCCCAAGGACAACGAAAACAAGCAGCAGGGCTTCAATTTTCGAGGGATCGATGATTTCTACAACGCACTCCATCCCATTTTCGCAGCGCACGGCGTGCTGACGATCCCGACCGTATTGGAGACGACCTTCCCCGAGAAGTGGCTCAACGCAAAAGGCAACGCAGTCTTCTGTGCCCGGGTCCGCGTGCAGTATGACTTCACCGCAGCCGACGGCAGCAAGGCCCCAGCGATCGGCGTGGGCGAGGCCTACGACTTCGGCGACAAGGCGCTGAACAAGGCGATGTCGATGGCGCACAAATACGTGCTCGCGCAAATGTTCCAGATCCCCACGGCACAGCCCGACGGCGACGCCTACACCTACGAGCAAGGCACGGCAGCAACACAGGCTGCGCCCGAGGACATGTTCGCAGGCAAGAGCCTCGATCAGCTCACGATCCTGCGCGACGAATACATCGAAGCGAAGCAGGATGTGCCCGGCGCACTCCTCGGCCGGATCGCCGTGCTCAAAGCCGACGCGGCCGACGCGATCGACACGACCCCGGCACCAACCAAGACGACAAGAACGCGAGCGAACGGCAGAGCCGCCAAGGCCGCCGAGGACGCGAAGCCAGCGGAGACGAAGCCAGCCGCGCCCGCGAGGCCTGCGCCGATTCCACCCGCGACGGATCCTGTGCCCGGTGCCGCCGAGGAGGCCATCGATCCCGTGGATCCGCCCGCCGACGACGAGTTCGGTGACGAAGAGCCCAGCGGCAAGCGGCTCGCCGACGCGCTCGAATTCGTGATCGTGCCCGAGGCACTCAAGCACCCGAAATACGCGGGCCGCAAACTCTCCAGCATGAGCCACGACGAGATCAACACCCTGCACGAAAAGTGGTATTTGAAATTCCAGCCAGACATCGACAAAACGCCGATCAAGGCCGCGCTGCGCGACGCGCTGCTGCTCGTCAAAGACCAGTGGGACAAGCAACCGAAAAAGTAAACGAATGATTGACCACGGCCCAAGCGGTTGCTGTAACAGCCGCAAGGGTCGTGGTCGACTCGACAAACCAAAACAGAAAAACGAATATGCAAACTGAAGGAAAAATTGAAAAAGTCCCTCTCAACGAACTGAAGGCCTCGGCGAAGATCCAGACCCGGCAGGCCCTCAACAAGGAGGCGCTGGAGGACTACAAGCTGCACGTCAAAACCGCGAAGGACAAAGGAGCCGATCCCGACTTCGAGCCGCTCGTCGGCTACCGCGACATGAGCGGCGAGATCTATCTCTCGGACGGTTTCCACCGCCGGGCCGCGCTACTCGCCTTTGACATCAAGGAATTCGACGTCGAGGTCCGCGAGAGCGAGGACGCCAAGCGCGACGCGATCGAGAACGGCTTCAAGGCCAACATCGCCCACGGCGTGCGCCTGACCAACGCCGACAAGATTCACAATCTCAACCTCGCACTCGAAGACAAGGAGTGGGCGCAACTGGGCAACCGGGAACTCGCCGAGGTGATCGGCACCAGCGAGAGTTTCGTGCGGACCAACCGGCCGAAGGGCAAGACGCCCACCAAGGTCAAGACGAGGGCTGGCCGCGAGATCGACACCACGAACATCGGCAAGGGAGGCGGCAACGTCGCCAAGATCAAAGCCGCAGCCAAGAAAGCAGCCAAGAAATCAGGCAAACCACCCAAGCCGGAAGGCGAAACCCCGAGGGCCGACGTCGCGCTCGACAAAGCCTACGCGAAGATCTCGAAGGCACTCGAAGACAAAGGCGAGAGGACCATCGATGCCGTGAAGAAGGGCATCATCCCGATGCCACGCCCCGACATCATCAAGCTGTCGATGAATAGCGACGCCCGCATTCGCGAGCTGGGCGAGCTGGTGTTCACCAGCCGGTGGAAATTGAAGACGGCAATGAAGTTCCTCGACAAAGTGGTCGACGGCCAGAGCCGGGTCGCAGACCTAATCAACCGCGCGATCACGGGCGGCGGATTCTATCGCGACAAAGTCGAGAAAAACACGATTCTCGTGGTGCGCGACGACTGGGGCACGGTCGGCGAAAACAAAGATGGTGTCACCACCATCACGCCCAAGAAAAAGAAGTAGAAATTCAGCGCCCGGCGTGTGCCGGTGTCGTTGCTCATAGCGCCGGGTGTCCAATGCGAATCGGGCACCCGGCGTCTTTTTTGAAATCCCATGAAAAAATTCACAGAGCGGTATTACCAACGGGAAGCCCGCGCTGCCGTGAAGGAAGGCCTCACGAAGCACAAGAGCGGCGTCCTGCACCTCGGCACGGGCGCTGGCAAAACCGCGATCGTGGCCAAGGACATCGAGGGCATCAAGGAGCGGTGCCTTTTTCTCGGCGACCAAGAGGAGCTACTCGACCAGCCCCTCCGCGCGTTCGAGGAGATCGGCGGCGTCGCTGCCGCCCGGGAGCAGGCCAAGATCCACGCGCCACTCGAAGCGCGCGTGGTCGTCGCCAGCTCGCAGACGATGATTAAGAAGGCGCGCATGGAGCGATTCCCGCGCAATCACTTCGACCGGATCTACGTCGACGAGGCCCACCGGGGCAGCGATCGCGACAAGAAGATCTGCGACTACTTCGAGACGGCCAAGCGGATCGGCCTGACGGCCACGCCGTTTCGCGCCACGATGAAGGATCTCCACAAATACTACGAGACGGTGCTGTATTCCAAACCGATGCTCGATCTCTGCGCCGAGGGATTTGCCCCGCCGATGGTGATGTTCCATCTGCCGCACGAGGTCGATCTGTCGACGTGTGGGATCGCGAAAAAGTTCGGCACCTCGGACTATCTGGCCGAGGATATCGACTCGACGATCACGCCCGAGCTGGAAGCGATCGCCGCGCTCTTCGCCGAGCACGCCCAGCACCGCCACACGATCGCCTACCTGCCGCTGATAAAGACCAGCGAGGCCTTCGCGGCCGCGCTGCGCAACGTCGGCGTCAACGCCGAGCACATCGAGGGCGGAAGTCCCAATCGCATCCAGCTACAGCAAGCGTTCAAGGACGGTAAGATCGACTGCCTGACCAACGCGGGCGTGATGTCGACCGGCGTGGATCTGCCGATCGCCGATTGCTACTTGAACCTGCGGCCACTCAAATCGATGACCGAATACCAGCAGAGCGCAGGCCGCTCGATGCGCGTGCTCCCCGGGCTGATCGATCACCTCCCCGAGAAGGACGAAGCGGACGAGCGTCGCGAATACATCGAGTGGTCGCAAAAGCCCAACACCCTGATGTTCGATCTGCTCTGGCAGAATGACACTCTCGGCGTGATGACCCCGGCGCACCTCGTGGCCACGAGCGAGGCGGAAGCTGATGAGATGAACGCGCTCGCGAAAAAGAACCTGAGTCCCGAGGATCTGATCGCACTGAAGCTGCGTGTGCAGGCCGAGCGCGAGGCTCGGCTCACCCGGGCGCTCGAAAAGGCCGCGATGAAAGCCGCCAATCGCCACGGCGTCTCGGCCGAGCACGTCGGCGCGCTGATCGGTTCCCGCGCCCTGCAGGGCTACGAGCCGATCGCCGAGTGGGAATGGCAGACCGACCCAGTCAGTCCCAATCAGGCCTCGGCGCTGGTCAACCTCGGCGTCAACCTGTCGACGGTCGAAAACAAGGGCCATGCGTCAAAGATCCTCGACGAGCTATGCTGGCGAGCGAAAAACAAGCTCTGCGCGCTCTGGCAGATCACGCGGATCATGCGGATCAACGAGAAGCGCGACCCCGAGGCTCGCATCCTCGCGCCGCACATGCTCACCTACGCCAACGCGCAGGCGATCATCAGGGGCGAGAGCATGCACCAACACGCCCAACGCCTGCACCTATGAGCTTCGAGCCAAAAATAGATCTCCACGGTCGCTGGCTGTTTCTCGTCGACAGCGAGACACGGCCGGGCCTGCGCCACATGGTCGACCTTGAGCCGGAACTCGACATCGAGGGCAACCCCGAGCACGGCGGCGAGCCATGGAAATGCTCGTGCGAAGCGCACTACTTCAACGTCACCCGGCCGTGCAAGCACGTGCGCGAGGTCATCAAGTTCCTCGGCCCGATCTTCAAATACATCGCCGCCTTCCCGGGCGCGACGCCGGTCAGGGTCGAAACCAAGCGCACCTACCAACTCGACTCATCGAAAAAATATGACGCCACAAAAACAAACCCGCGAGCATCCTGACGGTGACTGCACGCGCGCCTGCATCGCATCACTCCTCGACCTGCCGATCGCCGAGGTGCCGGACTGGCTGGCTATGCGCCAAGACGACGACGGCGAAGGCTACCCGACGTGGTGGCTGGAGATGCAGGACTGGCTGCGCCGTCGAGGCCTCGCGTTCGTCGAGATCCAGCTTGAGCGCAAGACGTGGATGCCGCTGCCCTTCGAGTGCTGGGCGATCTTCATCGGCACGCACCCGATGGGCGCACGCCACTCGATCGTCGGAAAGTGCATCGATGCGAAGTTCGTTCCGCTGTGGGATCCGATGGGCGGGGATCCCGCGATCGCCTTCATCAACGGTCGCGTCGAGGCGGTCTGTTTCCTCGTGCCGACCGACCCGTCGGCGACCAAGTTCAAATCGGCCGACGTGAGGCAGGCCCTACGCCGGGCGCGCAACTCCGAGATCAATGGGCGTCCACAAGAGCGAGATTGACCGCTGGAAAGCGAAGTGGAGCACCGCTTTTCGGGCTGAGAACCCGTCGCTGGAAGGCCCAACGGCGGCGCTGGGAGCCTCGTGCGGCGCGTTTGAGGCCAAAACCGACCCGATACAGCCAAAATCGCCCCTAGCGGCAAAATTCGAGGAAATGTGGTTTGTCTGCAAGGGCCCGGCACTGGTGCCCGAGCACCGGTTCGATCCGAAGCGAAAGTGGCGCTTCGATTATGCGATCCCGAAATACCATCTGGCGATCGAGCTGGAGGGCGGGATCCACCAGCGCAAAGGCCACGGGAGTCCCGAGGGCTACAAGCGCGACTGTCGGAAATACAACGCGGCCGCGGCCGACGGCTGGCGCGTGTTCCGCCTCGCCAGTGGCATGATTACGCCCGAGGACGTGGGCTTCGTGGCGTGCACGTTTCACCGCATCATTCTGGAGCACGAAGCAGACTTTTGAAAAAAAAGTGAAGAAATAGTTTGCATGCCGCAACGGCTTGCGCCAAGCTCAGCATCGTTATGAGCAACTACAGCATCAACCACAACAGCAACCTCACCATCAACCGCGTCTCCTCGCACCGCATCCAGCGGTTCGGCAAAGGCGGCGCAATCCTCCGCAGCAACTCGCCACTGAGCGACGAAGCGATCGCGGCCGCAGCGCCCTCGATCTTCGCGATCGACAAGCACGAGTCCCGCTCGGCTCGCTACACCTACATCCCCACCAGCGACGTCCTCGCCGCACTTCGCCGCGAGGGGTTCCAGCCCTTCAGCGTCCAGCAGGGCGGCAGCGGTGACGAAGAGAAGCGCAACTTCACCAAGCACATGATCCGCCTGCGCCACGAGAGCGCCCTGACGGTCGGCGTCGGCGCGACCTTCCGCGAGATCGTGCTGGTCAACAGCCACGACGGCACCTCCAGCTACCAGCTCACCGCTGGAATCTTCCGCCTCGTGTGCTCCAACGGCATGGTGGTCGGCGAAGGCCTGATGGAAAACGTCAAGGCGCGCCACGTCGGCGACGTCACGCAGGCCGTGATCGAGGGCTGCTTCCAGATCCTCAACCGGATGCCCGAGGTGAACGACTCGGTGCGCGAGATGGAGGCCATCCGCCTGACCACTCCCGAGCGCGAAGCATTCGCCCGGGCCGCGCTGGTCGCTCGCTACGACGACGTCAGCGAGGCCCCGATCGAAGCGCCGAAGCTCCTCACCCTTAATCGCACCGAGGACGCGGCACCCACGTTGTGGAACACCCTCAACACGGTGCAGGAGAACATCACGAACGGCGGCCTCCGCTACGTGTCCGAAAACAAGAACGGCAAGCGCATCCGCCGCTCGACCCGCGAGATCCGCGGCATCGATCAGAACGTCGGCGTGAACCGCGCGCTGTGGACGCTGGCCGAGGAGATGAAGAAGATCAAAGCGCAGGCCTAGTCGGCTCGCTCGATACCCCGCCCACATCCCCCGGTGGGCGGCATTCGAGTGAGAGACTAAAACACCATGAAAACAACCCTGCGCCTCTTGGCGCTCGCCATCGCCCTCGCGGGCATCACCCTAACCGCAACCGCCACCGACTACGTGCGTGGCTACACCCGCCGGGACGGCACCTACGTGTCGCCGCACTACCGCAGCTCGGCCAACTCGACCGTGCGCGACAACTGGTCCTACCGCGGGAACACGAACCCCTACTCGGGCTCGACCGGCGGCAGCTACTACCGCAGCTCGCCGTCGAGCGAATACTACCGCGGCTACACCGCGCCCAGCTACGACGCGCCCTACTACCGGCTGCGTCGCTAACCCAAGGAACCCCGCTGGCAGACCGGGCAATGTCTGCCGCATTTTTTGCGAAATAGTGTTTGACCACCGCAACGGCTTGGCCCATTCTCGGATCCATGAGCAACTCGACAACCATCAAAAGCCTGCCTGCAGGCCTCCTTTCACCCGTGGCCTTCATCTACAAGTCCGGCGAGGACATCGACGACGAGACGGGCGCGATCCGCGCTGACTACCAGTATCAGGTCTTCGACAAGGACGCTTTCGACAGCGCCTACATCCCCAGCCACACCTACTGCGACTGCTGCGGCCAGCCGCTGAAATACTCCTGCCTCTTCAAGCACGCCGCGACCGGCGCGATCTACTTCGTCGGCCGCGACTGCGCCGCCACGATCGAGGGCCTCAAGTCCTCCTTCCTCGCCGGGCTCGACAAGATCTCGATCAGCCTCGCCCTGCGCGCCAAGTGCAACGCCCGGGAGCAGGCCTTCCTGATCGCCAACCCCGCGGCCGAAGAGGCCTTCGTGTGGGGTAAGGCAGGCCAGAACCGGATCGCCAAGGATATCTGCGACAAGATCCGCAGCTACGGCAACCCGAGCGACAAGCAGGTCGCCCTGCTGGTCAAGATCCACGCCGAGGAAACCGCCCGGCGCGCCAACGCCACCGGCACCGTGCCGACCGGCCGGGTGCGTGCGTCTGGCACCGTGGTGAGCGTGAAGGTCGAATACAGCGACATCTACAGCTCGTGGTCCTGCAAGCTGGTCGTCGACCTCGGCGGCGGGATCCGCGTGTGGGGCAATGGCGGCACCGCCTGCATCGACGGCGACGCCAAGGCGCTGGTCGAGAAAGGCGATCGCATCGAGTTCACGGCCGCGTTCACGACCTCCGATCGCGACCCGCTCTTCGGCTTTTTCAAACGGCCCACCAAGGTCACCATCCACAAGCAAAACCCATGAACGACGAGCAAACCCGCGCCAAAACCAACCTCGACAACTTGCGCGAAGATCTCATAGAGCACCAAAACGCCCGCGCTGCGCACGTCGCAGGGATCGCCCACGAGGACGGCATCATCGCCCTGCGCAAGGCCGACATCGAGCGTGCCGAGCGGCACCTCGAACAGTGCCGCTGGCCCGTCTACGATCGCGTGCAGGGCATGGCCCGGCGGATCATCGCGATCAACAAACGCTACATCGTCCTGCGCTACGATCTCGGCAAGGTGGAGCAGTTCCGCATCAGCGACGGCGCACTCAAGTGCTCCCATTGCCGCGGCGAGCGGATCGATTCCAGCAAGGCGATCCGCCTGTGGAATCATGCTTTCGCGACGAAGGCGGTCGTCGCCGATCTCCAGACCGCCCAAATCATCTGCAAATGATCGACAACACCAAACCCATGACACCGGAACGCAAGCGCGAAATCATCCAACAGCTCTCGACGGTCATCACCATGACCAAGGCGATCGTCGACACGATCCGCGACATGGGGCCGACCCCGACCGACGTCGTCTACGACGCACTGGTCGGCCATGGCCTCGTCGACTCGGGCAGCTTCGATCGCTTCATGCAGCTCGCCTGTGCGACCGGCTCGGTCGTCCGCGAAGGCCTCGTGATCCGCCCGGCGACCCGCGAGGAGCAGAAAGCGCATGACATCAAGGTGCTCGCCGAACTCGTCGCACTGCAAAAGGAGATCGCCGCCCGTGGCTAAGGACGAACCCTGCGAGATCTGCGGCGGGTGGACCGACGGCGACGAGCCTGAGTGCATCTGCCCCGAGTGCGACGTCTGCGGCGAATACGGCAACCCCGAGTGCTACCAGCGCCACGGCCTGCGTCGATCACTGGAGCAGGAGGCCCAGCTTGCCCAGCAGGAGGAGATTTGGGCCCGCCAAGGCGAGGCCCGGGCGGTGGGCGAGTTCTGCCTGTGGGCGGAAAGCAAGGACGTCATCCCGCTGCCGCAGGAGATCGCGCTGGCGATCGTCGAGGCCGAGTGCTGCCTCGCCGTGCTGGGCCGAGCCTTCGGCGCTGGCATCAAACCCGTGCACGCCGCCAAGCAGCTCGTCGAGATGGCTCAACTAATCCAAACCGAAACCGACAAATGGACACCGCCAAACGACCCGTCGATCCTTGCGTCCTAAAGCCCGGGGAAACCTGCGCGTGGTGCAACTACACCAAACCGGCGAAAAAGCCCGAGACGAGGATCCTGTGCGCCGTATGCAGCCAACCGTTCAGCAAGGGCCAGAAGAAGCGCCTGCTGCGCGGCCGGTGGATCCACGTCGCCAACCCTGACTGCTTATGACGAAACTGAAAACGATCGAAGAACGCTGGGATGAATTCATCAAGCACGTCGGCCTAACCGAGTGCCAGCCCGAGTCGCTGGTGCTGATGCGTCGCATCTTTTACGCTGGCTGGACTGAGTGCCTAAGCATGCTCAACCGCGAGCTGGCCCCGCTGCCCGAGGAGGAGGGCTGCAAGCATCTGGATTCGTTCCAGCAGCAGTGCGTCGACTTCGTCAAGCTGATCGAGGCGAACAAGGCATGACCCCGCAGGAGGCCATCGAGGAGATCGACAGCTACGTCGGCCTGACTATGACCCAAAAGCTCGCCAAGCTGGCCGAGGTGCTCCCAAAGATCGACATCCCGGTCGAGACGGTGCGGCGCACGCAACGCTGCATCTGCGGGGCCGAGCTGACCATCTGGAACGGCCGCCACAGCGGCGGCACGATCGTCTACCATCCACGCGGCATGGTGAGCTGTCCGCGCGAGCTATTCGCCGCCCACGGCGCGACGCAGGAGGAGGCGATCAAGGCCTATGTCGAGACAGCGCCAGACACGTCCTGCTTCGACACGATCCACGATCCCGAGCCCGAGCCCGAGGACGACGACTTCAGCGACGAGTTCTAGCGGCCGACCAAGAGCGCCACGCAAATGAGGATCACCGCGATCTGCAGGAGCGGGTGCCGTTGCACGAAAATGCTCACAATCGCCACGATCATCGCTGCGATGATGAGCATCAGTCCGACAGTGATCTCAAGCGCCGCGAGAGTAGGTAGTAGGTCCATAAGGGTTTCGACTTTACAGCCACTAGCTGCAACGGCTAGCCTCATTTTTCCCGGTGCACGAGGCCGGGCGCGCCTTGCACCGCGTATACCAATTGTTGCCATAACGCCCGTCCTCGGGCGGTCGATCGTGTGCAAGCTTTCGACCACCGGGGGCGGGTATTTTTTTCTACCAACATGAGCGTCGAAGCACTGACGTGGGCATTCAAACAAAAGGTCGGCGACCCTATCGCTAAGCTGTTGCTCATCGGCATCGCTAACCACTGCAATCACGACGGCGTTTGCTGGCCCGGCCGCAAGCGTCTGGCCGAATACATCGACCGCACAGTCGACACCGTGGACCGCAAGATCGCGCTCCTTTGCGAGCGCGGTTTGCTCATCAAGGAGCCCCGCACTAGCGACAAAGGCGACAAGACCTCCAACGCCTATTTGCTCCCCGGGGTAGCCGCACCAGTGCGGCCACCCCAGCCGCAAAGCTCTGCGGCCACCCTAGCCGCACCCGTGCGGCCACCATGCTTAACCAATAAAGCTAACCGCAAAAATAACACTACCGGCGCTGGCGCGCCTGACAGCGAGTTCGGCGATGCCGACGGTAATCCTCCAGAACCACCCTTCGAGGCCTTCTACCGCCTCTACCCACGCCACACCGGCAAGGACGCCGCGCTGCGCTCGTGGACGCGCATGAACCTCGACAACAAGGCCGACGTCATCCTGCCCGCGCTCGCCGAGCAGAAGCGCGCTGGCATGTTCCGCACCGAAGAGCCCCGCTTCATTCCACACCCAGCCACGTGGCTCAACCAAGGCCGCTGGCAAGATGAGATCGTCAAAACTACCCATGAAAGAACCAACGGAACCCAAAAAGCTGCTGCCCAAAATCCTCGCAACTCCACCCACATGCGGCAAGGAATCTACAAAGGCGTGGAGGACGCGTAAGGACGGCACGCAGTGGACTGCCGCCAGCGCGATCAAGCACCCGCTGAAATCGTTCGACGCCTACTGCCCTGACCTCGTGAAGGCGCGCAACCTAGTCGCGCAATTTCTGGAGGACATGTATAACGACCGCACGCCCTACTGCCTGACGATCCTCGGTGTCCCGGGCGTCGGAAAGAGTTTCCTCGCGAAGCTGGTCGATCGCTTCTTCCAAGAGTTCATGTGCGATCGCAGCGACATGCGCGACAACGCGATCAGCGGCAATGGCAATGACTGGCGGATGAAGGGAGGCCTCGCTGAGTGGGGCGTCGCTCTGCGCGAGATGCTCGACAGCGGCGACTACACGCGGATGGGATTCTATCGCAACGACTACTTCCTCGCGATCGACGACATCCTTGCCGAGAGTTCCAAGCTGCGCGAGATGAGCGCCACCAAGCTGTTCGACATCATCGAAGCTAGGCACGCCCGGCGCTGGACTATCCTAACCGCGAACGCTGACATCGAGGGCATCGAGCGCGAGCTGGACGCCCGCATCAGCAGTCGCATCCTGCGCGACGAGAACCGGCGCGTCACGCTCCGCAACGTCGAGGACTACGCGATCCACAAAGCCAAATCCAAGAAATGAGCAACTGGAAACCAAAAATCGGCGAAGCCTGCGAGGTCTACGATCCCACCCGGGACCAGTGGGTAGCGGCCAACTACATCGGCACCGTCCCATACCTGCACGCTCGCGACTCGGGCTGCTGGATGATCCGCCTGCCACGCGAGCGTCAGCGACGGTCCTACATCCCCGAGTTCGTCCGGCCACTCCAGCGTAAAACCAACAAAACCAAGAAGTAAAAAATCAACTGCGTTTTAAACGCAGTTGAAATCTCGATTGAACACCCATGAAACTGAGCATAAACACCGACACTTTACGCAAGGCGCTCGCTCGTCTGGCGGTCGTGCCCGGGATCCAGAGCACCAACCTCGCCACGCAGGCGGTCGTGATCGAATCCGACGACTTCAGTGTGCGATTACGGCGCACCACCCCACACGCCTCGGTGGCGATCGACATCGAGTGCGAGGCCTTCGAGTCAGGCCAGTGCGGCGTCGACTACCAACTCCTGCACGACGCGATCCTCGCCATGCCGGGGGAAGAGACGTCGATCGAGAACAACGGCAAGGCGCTCGTGATCCGCAGCAACAAGACCAAGGCCGAGCTGAATCAGTTCCCCGAGGCCGAGCTGCTGCCGCCGCCAGTGCCAGCCACCGAAGGCGACTCGCTTAGCTTCACCGCGAGCGATCTTCTCAAGTGGATCAAGATCGCCTCGCCCGCGGCCGCCAACGCCGTGCACGAACCCAAGTTTTCCGGCCTGTGCCTGCGCGTGCAAAACGAAGACCTCACGCTCTTCGGCGTCGATCGCAAGCGGGTGCACATCGCCTACATCGAGGGCGTCTACGCCCCGGTGAATCCGAACGGCACGAAGGACAACGGCCACATGATCGTGAACGACTCGATCGCCGCGATCCAAAAGATCCTGACCGACGACGACTGCCGGGTCAGCTTGAGCTTCAGCGACGGCGTGCTGCACGTCATCACCAGCGACACCGAGGCGCACCTGCCGCTGAGCGAGGACCAGCCGCCAGACATGTCCTCGGTCATCCCACCGGCCGCCGTCGTCTACCCCAACCGCTTCACCTGCCTGCGCCACGAACTGCTGCGCGCCGTGCGCACCGCGGCCCCGCTCGGTTTCCAAGACGGCCGGATCCTCTCGATCAAACTCTCGGCGATGGGCGTGGAGGTGATCGGCGACAACCAGCACGGCGCAAAACTAGGTCACGAGGTCGCTGCGACGATGTATGGCACCGACCACCACCTGCGCTGCAACGCGCGCTACCTAGCCGAGCTGATCGCCACTTCCACCGCCGACGAGATCACGATGAGCTACCTGCCCGATCGCAATATGCTTTGCACATTTACCGATGAGGCCTCGTGCGTCATCATGCTCGTCCGCGACGGTGCCAACCTCTAATTATGCACAAATCAGTCCAGCCCGATTGGTGCACGGCCTTGCCGTTGCAACAGCAAAGCGTCCTCTTGCTCGCCGCCCGCGGCCCCGATGGAATTGCGAAGGACCATCCTTGCAAAGAGATCCAGCGTGCCTACCGCGGCACGGTTTTCCTCGCGGCCAAATATGGTCGGCTGCTCAAGTTTGGCGAGAAAGCCGACAGTTTCATGGGCCTCAACGTCTTTGCCGACACCGACGGTTGGATCGCGGCGGTGAAGGCGTTTTTCCACACCGTCGACAGCTTGCCGCACCACTTCGTGATGCACCTAATGCACGGCGCGCAAATCCTCGGCTACAAACACCCCGACAATCGCTTTGCCGAACGCTGGCGGCAGTTCTACTACATGGCGTGCGACGACATGCACCTAACACCTGAAAGCAACGACGAAATGGATGAACGCTTGGGCGATTGGGCGCACGCCCATTGGGATACTTAATGCCAACCCAAAAGCCTAACGGTGCACTAGAGTTCCGGCGCTACCTCGAAACGCACGGCCTCACCGAGGCGGGCAAGTATCTCAACCCGTCGTGCACGACCGACGAGGAGGCTGCGCCGCTGATCCGGCTCTACGTGCAGAGCCTGCTCATGGCAGGCAAGACCGCCAGCGCCGGGCTGGTCCTGTGGGGCGAGAGCGTCTTCAACCCGCGGCCGCGCGTCGTCCGCACCGTCTGGAAAGGACTCAATGCGCATCAGAAAATCATCATCCCGGGAGGCGCGGCCGAGGGCAAAACGTATACGGCCGTCTGCTGGCTCGCGACGCGCTGGTGGCAGGATCCTGAGGGCACAACGATCAAGCTGATCTCGACCACCGGCCGCCACACCGAGAGCAACATCATGGGCACGATGAAGCGGCTCTTCGAGGCGACCTGCGTCAAGATGCCGGGCGTGATCGGCAGCGACCAAATCGCCTTCCATGAGGGCGACAAGCGGGCCGGGATCCAGATCGTGCGGATCCGGCAGGGCGAGGACAACAGCGAGGTGCTGCAGGGCTTTCACCCGCTGCCAAGGATCGGACCACCCCACCCGATCTTTGGCGCGACCACGAGCGTGCTGGCGGCCTTGGATGAGTGCGAGGGCATCCCGGGCGGCGTCTGGACCGGCGTCGCGAATGCCGAGGCAGCAGGCGACAAGCACCACGTGAAAGTCATGGCGTTTTACAACCCCAAGGACATCACGGCACCGCCCGCGCGCTTCGCCGAGCCGCCCGGCGGCTGGGGCGAGTTCGACGTCGAGACGGGCGTGCGGGGCAGCGACGAGTGGATCTCCACGCAGGGCTGGTATGTGATCCGCCTCGACCCGAAAAAAACGGAGAACATCGAGCAGCGCCGCGAGGTCTATCCCGGGTTCCAGACCTACGAGGCCTTCCGCGGCTACGAGGAGCGCGACGGCGGGAATTCGCAGCACTCCTACGTCTTCGGCCGTGGCTGCTATCCACCCGACTCGGCGTTGAACACCGTCACGCCCCAGCGCGTGCTGACGGCCATGCGCGGCGAGTTCATCTTCAGCGGCCCGACCACCACGGTCGGCGGCGGGGATACCGCGATCGACGGCCGCGACGACGCGATCTTCTCGGTCGGCCGGTTCGGCCTCGCCCGGGCTTTCAACGCGATGAAGCGCGGTCCCGACGGCGAGCTGATCCGCCAGCTCGTGACCTTCAAGCGCGAGCGCCTCGTGGCCCAGCTCGACCAGCAGTTCATCGTCAAAAAGGGCAGCACCGAGATCGTCGCCAGCGAGTTCAAAAAACACTGCCTGCAACTGCGCATCGCACCGGAGTGGTTCATGCTCGACGCGACCGGCAACGGCGAGCCCGTGTTCCTCCTCCTGCACACCGACACCTTTTGGTCGCCGAAAGTCAGCGGGATCCGCTTCGGCGACGACGCCACCGAGCTGCGTATTCTCGAAGAGGATCGCCTGACCGCGGCGCAGCAGTTCGACGGCCTCGTCTCCGAGGTGCTCTTCGCGATCACACGCTGGGGCGAGTTCGGCTACCTCGCGATCTCCCCGACCGCATCGAGCACCGAGCTGGAGCGCGAGCTGGTCGGCCGACGCTACAAGCTCGGCACCGGGGAGACGCTGAAAGTCGAGGACAAGAAGGAATACAAGAAGCGGCTCGGCCGATCGCCGGACTACGCCGACAGCTTCTCGATCTGGCTACACAAGATCCGCACCGGCCAGCACGGCAAAGCACCCAAGCCCGCGATGACCGACGTCAAGCGCCGCGATCGAGGCCTGCAGTTCGATCCCCGGGACGTCGACAACGTGGTCTGGATGCCCACCGAAAGCGGCATCTAAAAAGAATTCGCAAAAAAAGCGAAAAAGGGCTTGCAAGCACAACGGCTTGCCCCCATAGTCACCCCATGAGCAACACGACCAAGACCAACACCGCGATCCAAATCATCAGCCGCCACGCCAGCCTCGGCGAGGCAGTCGCCGCGAGCGGCATGGACCTCTCCTACAACGAGGCCGAGGCCAAGCGCACGATCGCCAACACCGAGCGCGGCCACCGCATGTTCGGCACAGACTGCAAGAGCGGCGAAGCGTTCGTCACCAGCGACGGCGTCTACTTCCTCTACCGCGCCGACATTCGCCTCCTGAACAAGTTCGAGCCCTTCAGCGCCTGCCTCGACAACTCCAACTTCGCCGAGGTGACGATCACCGACACCGAGATCCGCTTCTCGAAGCGCATCCTCCCCAAGACCCCAGCGATGCGCAAGCTGATCGCCCAGTCGCTGATGATCGTCGGCTAACACTCTCACCCGGGGCGGGGTTCAATCCCCCGCCCCAACCTCTTTCTCACACCATGAAAAACACCGTCAAACTCTCCGACAACTTCAAGTCGATCGCCGACCGCGCGAAGGAAAACGCCGCGGCCGACCAAGCCAAGGACATCCTCGGCAGCTCCGAGATCCACCCCGCCACCGAGGCCACCCGGCCGTTCCGCTACGTGCTGCGCCTCCTGCGTGGCAACGCGACGACGCCCTACGTGGTGCACACCGAAACCGATCCTTTCACCGACGGTGCGGCCTACTACTGCGGGAACTACTACGACAACATGCAGGAGGCCTACGATCACCTGCAGTGGCGCGCCGATCGCCAGAGCCTCGGCCTGCTCGACTTCAACCACAAGCGTGTCTCCCGCAAGTAATCCATGAAGGTCACCCAAATCCACCGGCACAAGGGCCGCAAATACGGCTTCAGCAAGAAGCACGGCTGGCTCGCGTGGCACAACAGTGACCTCGGAGCGCCCTTCTGCGGGTGGCTGCCGATCAACGAACCAAAGCACATGCTCAACGACGAAAAAACCAAATACCTCTACGCGTTCGAGGACGCGTTTCGCAAGCGGTGCCTCGCCGCGAAGATCGACCCGTCCCGCTGGAAGATGGGCATGTGGGCCAACGCGCACATGTATCACGGCATGGGCCTGCCGGTCGAAGAGGCCGTCGACAAATGGTTCCAGCACGTGGCCGACACCGAACATCGCAAAGCACTCCGATAAATGAGATCATCACCAAACGAAATCGCCCGTTGCTGCCTGACCGACCTATCCAGCCGCGAAGCTGCCATCGCCTACTGCGACAGCATCGCTCGCAGTCAAACCGAACTGTCCGGCGACTACGCCGCAGCCGCCGCCATCCTTCGCCAGCAATCACATGACACCGCTCAAAAGCAAAATCAGCCGCCGGTCGAATAACGCCCTCGATGGCTCCTTCGGCCTCGACAAGCGTCGCAGGCTGGTCGCCACCCTGATCCCCGGCACCGACGACGTGCCTGACCTGATCGAACTCCGACCTGAGGGCACCCGTAGAGGCGTCCAGATCGCCCTGTGCGACGTTTACCGCTCCGCACTGCGGGCGCAGGCCAACCGGGCCCTTCTGGAGCGCGCACGGGCCACCAAGGAGCGCAAAGCCGCCGCCCGGGAGCGCCGGGCTCTCGACCGGGCCGAGAAGCGTCTCAAGCAACCTCTCCTGACATGAGCACCGCACCGTGGAAGATCTACCGCAAGCCCGCAGGCAAAAGCGGCGTCACCATCGAGTGGTGGTATGACCGTCACTGCCGCGTGTGGTTCACCCGGGTCGTCGACATCGACGGCAACCAACTCGGCGAGTCGCAGCAATCGGCCAACAAGGCCGGGCGCAACCTCGACATCCGCTACTACCGGAAACTCTACCGATGAGCCAAGGCGTCGCCTGCACCTGTAAATCCCGCCGCTACTGGCGGGTCACGCAATACCGCTGCAATCACAGCGCCTTCAACGGCTACAAGTGGACGCCCAGCGAATACTCGGAGGTCCGCTGCCTGCGCTGCGGCAGCAACTGGCGCACCCGGGCTGGCTACGTCTACAGCCTCAAGATCGCCACGCCCGTGGAGACAACCCAAGCGAACAACCCGAAACTCCCGCTATGAGCACCAAGCCGCCGGTCCACACCGACGAGGGCGAAGTAATCCGCCTCGCCATCCACATCCTGCAAACCCACGGCTGGGTATGCCTGCCGCCCAAGGACGCGCCGGGCCACATGCTCACGCCGCAGGACGTCGCCAAGCGATGCGATCTGCGGGCCAACACGCTCCACCGCCGCATCTACTCGGCGTCTTGCCCGGCATTCTACGCCGAGTATGGCTCGACCGGCCGGATCCTGCGCATCAAGTTCACGCCCGAGCTGGAGGCCTACCTGCGCCGACCTGTAAAGCGACGCATTCACCGCGACAAACCACGCCAATCACCGCCACCCCAAGTGACACCACCACGCAAGTCACGACGTCAGGCGGCGCATTGACACAAGCAACCGCTTGCACTAGCTATCCATCTATGAATGAGCCCGAGATCAACCCCGATATCAGCGCCGCGGCGTCTGCGTTTGGCCGCATGGGCGGCAAAGCAGGCACCGGCAAGGCCAAGCGTCGGCCTGCCAGCTTCTACAAGAAGATCGGCAAGCTAGGTGCGAAGGCCCGGCACAGCAAAACCAAATCCACGCGGCCCAAGCGCCCGTGGGTCAAACACGAGCCCGAAAAACGCGTCTGCCCCAAGTGCGGCGGCGTCCAAACTTACGAAGAGAACGCATGGGTGCACGTCAGCGGATTTGCCAAGTGCCCAAAGCAACCAGTCACAACCAATGGAACGCATACCCGTAGCAAATAGCAGCCAGATCCTGTCGATCGGCTATGACCCCAGCATCCTGCGTCTGGAGATCGAGTTCAAACCTTTCGCCGGGCAGACATCCTCATCCGTCTACATCTACGACAACGTCGCGGCCGAGACTTACACCGAGCTGATGCGTGCACCCAGCAAGGGCAGCTATTTCCAGAAATACATCAAGGGCAACTACGTGTTCAAAAAGGTCGCATGAAGAAAGACTGGACTCACCTCGAAGGCGATCGCGTGCGCCAGAACGGCCCGTGGTCAAGCAAGACCGGCGACACGTTCGGTGTTTTCTCGCACCTCATGGACAACGGCGTCACCCTCGTCATGATCGCCACCGACGGCGACCCCAATACACTCGAAACCGGCGAGTGGGAGCACGTCTCAGTGCATGCTAGGCAGCCCAAGCTCGATGGCTCGATCGAGGCGCGCATCCCCACGTGGGACGAGATGTGCAAGGTCAAGCAGCTCTTTTGGGAGCGCCACGAAACGGTCGTGCAATACCACCCGCCCGAGGAGAACTATGTGAACGTGCACGATCACGTTTTGCACCTTTGGAGGCCGATCAACAAAGAGCTGCCCGCACCGCCGAAAATCTGCGTATGATCGCAGCGTTCGAGAGTTAAAAACAAACCAACATACCAACATGAAAAGCGGAATTGTCCTAATCCAAGAAGAGCGTTCACGGCAGCGCGGCCCGACGTTCACCTTCACCGATGAGCACGACAACGAACTCATCAACGGTGAGCTAACCGACCTCGCCGAGCATTACCTCGACGAGGCGGATCCTGCCAACCCGCAGGAATACGTGCGCAACCTAGTCAAGGCCGGGGCCGCGATCGCCGCGGAGATCGACCGCGTGGTGCGCTCCACCGGGGGCACGATCACGTTCAGCGAGCAGCACCGGGGGATCCACCAAGAGGGCGGCGACGACCCCGACAACCGCGACGGGAGTCAAGCGAACGCGCAGGCCGATCAGCCGGTGCGCACGCCCGTCGGCCGTGACGACAACAAGGACGGCCGACTCGCCGGGGGTGACAAGCCGGTGCTGGAGGAGGAAGAGCCCGAGAAGGCAGGCACCCGGGCGAACACCGTGCCCAGCACGGCCGATCGCAACCGCGAGGCCAACAAGAAGGCCAAGGCGGCCGCCAAGCGCAGCAAGGCGGTCGAGAAAGCCAAATCCCGCGGCGCACGTCCACGGCGCTAACCACGTCGCCGTTTTGCGGGTTTTCCGGCGCTCTCGCTCAATAAACCCGCATCCTTTTTATGCCGCTCAATCTCAACTTCACCGGCCAGTCGGTCACCGCGGCCGAGATGGCCATCCGCGCCGCCAAGAACGTCTCGCGCCTCTGCCTAGGCTGCGGCGCGATCATCAAGCCCGGCCAGACCTGCCCGTGTCAGGATCCCGGCGCGATCAACTGCCCCACCTGCAGGCGCAACATCCCGCGCCACCAACTGATCGCCGACCTAAGCGTGCACAAGACCGATCAGGAGGACCGGCTGGAGGTGCGGATCAACTGCCCGCGCAAAGACTGCAAAGGCTACCTCTACGCCGATCTCTACCTCTCCGACTTCGTGCCTAGCAACCCATCTCTCGACACCGATGGCCAAAAAGAAGGACAGCAAAAAGCCGCCGAATAAAGGTAACAACCAAGGCAAGGCAGTCGTGCAAAAAAAGGAGCACCTGCCCGGCGCACCGAACGGCACTGGCGAGGACGAGCGCCGCGTCGAGTTTCAAGAGTTCTGCTTTGACCTAGTCACCAAGGGCTGGCACCAGCGCGATATCGCGCAGGCGCTGGCCAAGAAATTCAACCTCCAGATCGTGCCCTCGCACACAACGATCGCCGGGTTCATCCGCGGGGCCGTCACCTATCGCAAGGAGTCGATCGCGGATCAGCGCGATGCCTATCTCGCCATCGCGCTGCCTAGGCTCGAAAGCATCATCCGCGAGTTCCTGCCGATCGCCACCAACACGGTTGAGGGCGCGCAGGGACCGCTCTACGTCAAGCGGGTGGTGAAGCAATTCGGGATGGAGGTCGAGGTGCTCGATGAGAACGCATTCGCCGAGCAGGCCAAGGCGGCCGAGACGATCGTGAAAGTCACCGAGCAGGCCCGCAAGCTACTAGGCATCGGGATCAACGAGAAGGGGGAGGACGAGGCCAAGCTCACTGAGAACCGGATGCAGACACTGATCTTTCAGGCCATCACCAACAACATCTCCACCGGCAGCAACGGCCACGTCAAGACCGTCGGCCCGCTGCCGCTCACTAGCGGCGACAAATCGATCGATGAAATGGAGGCAGGAAGCTTATGAACACTCAACCGATGCAAACACCACCCGACCCACTCAACCTCGAAGTAGGACCGCCACGCTTTCAAGATCCGATCGCCACCGTGCTGACCGCGAGAGATCCTGAGATCTCGCCCGGCACCCGCGTCCGCGTCACCGGCTACACCGCGATCGTGCCGGTCATCAACCGCCGCACGCCCACCAGCGCGATGAACAAGCAGATCGACGTCACGCATGCCTTCGACCTAGGCGAGCTGCAGTTCGACGACCACGGCGCAGCGATCGTGCTGGGTCACATCGCCAAGCGCATCGGCGCGGCGCTCGACCGGGTCGGGTGGGAGAAAGAGCGCGGTGGGAATTCGATCCCGCTGGCCGAGTGCGTCGAGGACATCTGCGACGCATTCGGTGAAATGCGCGAAGAGGTCAAAAAGTTAAAGCTGCGCCGTGGCTCGCGGATCAACGTCGACAAGCTCACGCCGGACGTGCTCCTGCTGCCCGAGGTGTGGGCCACGCTGCTCGGCTTCGAGGTGATGGACTGGGACGGCTGGAACGACGCCCGAGGCCCGGTAGGCCCGCAGGGCGAGATCGGCGGGCGCTACTTGGGCGATCCATGCACGCGCCGCGACTTCGATCATCGCATCAACGCGTGCACGATCAAAAACCTGACCAACATGGTGCGCGACGATGACGGGCTCGATAGCGCGATTAAAAACTACGTTGAAGCCGACCTGCGCCAACAGCGCCCCGCCCGCACCGCCGCCGAAGCCGCCAACCCGAACGCAATCAAGCGCACCGGGGTAACGCCGTGCTGTGGCTACCCGATCCACGACATCGAGGTCGGCCCGATCTTTTGGAACGAGTTCAACAGGGTCGTGCAATGCCACAACTGTGGGCAGGTCTTCACCAAGGGCCTCGCCCAGCAACTCACCGAGACGATGCCCGTGCAAGCGGACGGGCCTGCGCCGATCGAGCAACGGCACCGCCTGCCCGACACACGCAACGCGGTCACCCACAAGTTCGATATCGCCGGGCAGAAGGGCTACATCACCGTGGGCTTTTACGGCGAGGGCGACGACGTGGATCCAAGCCGCCCGGGCGAGGTCTTCATCGTGATCCAGAAGCAGGGCTCAACCCTGCAGGGTTTCGCCGACGCGTGGGCGCGCAGCCTAAGCATGCTCCTGCAATACGGCGTGCCGGTCAGGGAGATCGCGCGCATGTTCGCGTGGCATAAGTTCGAGCCCCGCGGGATCACCACCAACCCCGACATCAGGGTCGCCAACTCGATCGTCGACTACACTGCTCGATGGCTGGGCCACCTATGCATTGAAGACTATCAACCCGGCGGTGAGCCGATCGCCGAGGTGCCAGACAAACCACTCGACGCAACCGCGCCACCTGATGCCCGATAAAACTTACCTCAAAGATGCAGCCAAAGCGATCGAGCAACACCTGCCGGACAACCACGCATTCATCCTGCTCACGGCCCCGCTCGGCGCTGGTGGAAAGCTTAGCTACGTGTCCAGCATGCAGCGTGAAGATGCGATCAAAGTTCTGAAAGAGTTCCTCTTCGCTTGCGGCGAACAAGAGGCATGGATGCAACACATCAAATGAAAGACGACGAAACATTCCAATACGAGGGTGACGGCTACAAAGTGAAAGTCGTTCACCTAACCGCGCTCGACCGCATCGCGGCCAGCATCACCAAGGACGGCAACCAAGTCCTCGACCTCATCATGACCACGGCGCAATTCACGAACATGCTGATGTCCCGCGCGCCCGGTCCCGGCTAACTTTCAAATGAACTCGACAACAGCACCAACCAACACCATGGGCCCCGGCTGGTCCCTCGGCCGCGCCAAACCGCGCCACGCCGTGCGGATCTTCCACTACTTCAAAGGCGCGGACAACATCAGCCTGTGCAAGCGCGTCGTGCGCAATGCCACGCATCCTATGTCCGACGAGGTCGACAGCGGCCTGCGCTGCGCCAAATGCAACGAGCGCCAAAGCAATTGCCCCGCTCCGAAACCAGCCACCCGCCACCTCGCCGCAAATGGATAGCGCCTACCAACCCAGCGAAACGCTCGAAGCGATCACCAAGCTGATCCCCGAGACATACTACGCCGATCGCCCGATCGAGGAGCGCGTGAAGTTCATGGTCGCGAGCTGGCAGAAAGCCATCGAGGCGATCCGCAAGACTGAGGAGGACTGCGAGAAGATCGTCGAGAAGTGCAACGCCGACCTCGTCTACTACAAGGAAAGCCTCGACAAGGGCAAACGCCCGTTCAGCGACGCCTTCAGCGCGCAGGTCATCGACGGGCAGCTCAAGACGATCCAGCGACTCGAAAACCGTTGCGCCGAACTCTCGCACGAGATCTCAAACCTGCGCGACGACTTGGCCAGCGGCGGCACCGAGGATCTGCTCGGCGCGACGATCGTGGCCCAGCGCGATCGGATCAAAGAACTCGAAGGGCCAGCGAACAAATACGCCGACATCGAGCGGCTACTCGATCGCCGCAAGGCCCTCGATGGTTTCGCTACCGCGGGCGAGAAGGTCGCCGCGATGCTCCACATGTGCAGCACGGCGGATCCCAGCGGCGAGCTGATGCGGCAGGCCGAGACGGCCGAGAAGCTGCGCCAGCAAGGCCTCGATCGCAACCTCGGCCACATGCAGGAGACATGATCCCGATCGCCACCATGGACGTGGACCCGAGCGAGGCAGCCCGGGGCCTCGGCATCACGATCGACGAATACATCTCGATGCGCGAAGACGGCCGCAAGGCGATCATGTATGCAGGCGACTACCTAGCCTGCCACGGGTTCCAAAAACTCCCGAACCTCTCAGGGCACTTATTCCGGCGCGCGGGCGTGATCTACAAGCTGCGCGTGCTGACCGATCACGTGGCCTTCAGCGAGTCGGCCGCGAAGGGAGTCGGCCGCAACTTCAGCTTCGACGCGTTCATGAAAGGGCTCAGACGCTTCCATCGCTTCCTCGTCTTCGATGCGAAGGAGATGCCCCGGGCGAAGTTCTACGAGATCACCAAGGAGCAGGTCCACGACTGGATGATTAACCTCATCATCTCATCCACCGCGGTCGCCGATCGCGCCGTGATTCTGCAAGCATTCCACGCCCCTGACTATGAACACGATCATTTGGGAATACCGGCTTGAGCCCGCGCTCGACTTCCTCAACCGCAACGGCAGCGGGATCCAGAAAGTGAACGAGCTATCACTCGATGAATGGGAGCCGTGCATGGTCATCAAAGAGGATGCGCTCGGCTACAAGACGACGATGCTTTTCCGAAGACCACGCAAATGATCGAGCCGACGATCCACATCCTACGGACGCCCGGCCGCTACATCGGCCAGCGCAGGCAGGCGTATCGGCACCACTGGCAGACGATCACGCGCCGCTACCCGACGGCCGAGGCCGCACTCGTGGCCGTGGCACGCAAGGCCTACAAGGGTGATAAGCGCCTGCGCGTGCTCTTCGTGCCGAACCCGCCCAGCTACTACGAGCCGCACGTGGTGATCGAGGTCACCCGAAAATAATTCGCAGAAAATGCGACATGGGTGTTGACAGGGGCAAGCGGTTGCGCCAAGGTCACCCCATGAGCAACACCTACGCAAAAGCGACCAGCACCGGCCTCTACTTCAACGGCCGGGCCTTCGAGGCCAAGACAGCCGCCGAGGCCCTCGCCCTTCGCCCCGGCACCAAAGCCGAAGACTTCCGCCACTCGTGGTCCTGTGAGGTCGAGATCGAAGTGGTGGACGCGCCAGTGACCGAATGCGAAGACTGCGACGGACTGGGCGCATTCAGCCGCGACTTCTCCCGCTCGGTTCGCCGCTCCGATCCCGACTCACACTGCTGCTCCCGCTGCCACGGCACGGGCAAGCTGGCGGTGGTCCCGGCCCCGAACGAAGTCGTCACGACGACCACCGTTCGCCTGATCTGCAACAACGGCGGCGCGGCCGCTCCGGTCGAGAAGTTCACCAAGGTCAGTGACAGCCGCACGGGCCGCAAGAGCGGCACCGAGCGCCACTACCAAAGCGGGAACCTACACCTCTACGTGTCCACCTTCCGCCACAAGCCTACCGACCGCTTCAAGAAGGCCCGCATCATCACCGAATGGCGCGCGATCCGCTGGGACGAGGCGAGCCGCAAGGTGACCGCCGAGCTGAAGGGCGAAGGCGGATTCAAGGACGCCATCAAGGCGATCGCCGGGAAAATCTAAATCGCCACCTCAACTTCACCACGACCATGCCACTTCTCAAGATCCGCGACTTCGAGCACGAGATCGCCTACCGCGCCGCGCTAGGCGTCAAGCACCCGCGCCTCGCGCGGCTCGGTTTTGATCTGCGCGGCGAGCGCCTGATCGGCGACGTCATCGCCGTGAAGATCTTTGAATACACTTGGGCGGTGGTTCTCGGGCGTCACCACAACTATTTCAAGGCGCAGGGCTGGGCCGCAGTGGTCAACGACAAGGTAATCTATGGCGACACGCTCGCCAAACTGCGGGCCAAGCTCGTGGAGGTAGCGGCATGAAGGACGCCCTCGTGATCCTCGCCGGGATCGTCGTCGGATACCTTATCATCGGTGTCATGGTCCTCATCGCCCAAGGCCTCACTAAAGCCGCACCTGCGGTCACCAAGTGGGCCAACGAGACGATCGAGGAGATCCAGAAACCACCGCCACCAAAAACCTACATTCTGCAGCGCGCAGGCCGCGACACCTACATCATCACCGAGCGCAAATGACTATCGAATCATGGGCGCGATTCGAGTGGATAAATCCTGACACAATGAGCACCAAATACGAACCACCACTGGGCTACCGCCCGAGCTACAAGGCCATGTCACCCTCGCAGGAGCGCATGTTCCGCAGCACGATCAAATGGCTCACCGAGCAGATGGTCCCACGCGACGAGCTGTCGATCATCCTCGGCGACGACGGCCGCTACTACCACAAGATCACCCGCACCAAAACCAACCTCAACTCACCAAAACCAACACCATGAAAATGCCAGAATACCGCATCACCGTCCTCGGCGAGATCGTCGCCACAAGCAGCACCATCGAGGGTGCGCGCCGCAGAGCCAAGAAAGTCGCCAACCAAAGCGATTCGCGCGCTTACATCGAGTCGTGGAGCGTCGTCGACTCGGTCGATCCCAAGCCCAAACCCGACATTGCCGCCAAGTGAAACACGTCACCCGAGCCCTGCAGCTCGCGCAACAGCGAGCCGCCTCCGACCTCCACTACTGGCCGAGGAAAGACGAAGGATCCGTCGAGCACCAGTCGCTCATCACCGCCCACCGGCGCTACTGCGAGGCGCTGAAGGAACTGGGCGTCGAGCCGATCTGCTACATGGCCGCAGCCGTGGCAGAAAAACGCGCCTCATGGCCCGAGATCCAATGAGTAACCCGATCAAACTCCACGCCCGGCACATCAAGGAGCAGTGGACCGAAGGCGACGACGGCTACTGGATCCTGCTCAAGCCCGGCTACAAGTGCGCCAGCGATCCTGACGGCCCGGTGCACGCGATCCACGAGCCCACCCGGGCGCAGGCCTACCGCGAGCAGGTCATGCGCTGCGACTGCAAGGACTGCGCGCCCGCGATCGCCAAGCAGGCCAAGAAGCGTCACGCGTGGATGGGCTGGCGGCACTCAAAGATGCCTCGCAAATAATGCGAGAAAGTATTTGACCACTGCAACCGCTTGCGCCACCTTCACCGTATGAGCAACACACCGACCGTCATCATCAATAAACTGCCCAACGGCATCCTCTCGGGCGACTGGCACGACAAGCCACTGCGCTGGGAGGTCGTCGGACCTGCGGGCGAGCGCCAGCTCTTCGCCACCAAACGCGACTCCGAGATTTACCGCCGGATCCGCCGCAAAAGCGGCCTGCAGACCGAAGCGATCCGCAAGTTCGCGATGACTGCCTAACCGACCACGACCATGAAACGCATCAACATCAAAACCTACGCAGAGATCTACGGCTTCGGCTTCGGCCCGAGCGGCGTCGAGGGGGTCTACAGCGTCGAAATTATCCCCGGGAGGCACCGCGACATCACCAACATCAGCGAGTTTACGATCGGCTATGTGAGCCGCTCGCCATACGGCGGCTGGCAGGACGCCAAGACTCAGCGCAAGCTGGGCAAGACCCGCGACGAGGCCGCGAGCATCATCTACATCAACTGGGCAAACGCCCGGCAGATCGCAAATAGTGCGAAATAGTGTTTGACCACTGCAACCGCTTGCGCCACCTTCCCGACATGAGCAACCGCATCACCACCGCCATGGATAAGCACAACGTCACGATCGTCCGCGAAAACTCGTGGGGCAAGCGCCACGAGGTCCGCGAAGGCGCACCCTGCGCGTGGTCGGCCGAGCGCGGCGCGACCCACACCCTGTGGCTCGGCGAAGGCCCCGGCCGCGGCACCCGCCCCGCCCGGCTGCTCAAGAGCCGCCTCTACGTCGGCGTCGACGAGAACGAGAAGGGCGAGTGCGTGTGGGAACGCTGGGAGATCAGCAGCCCGCTCAAGTTCGGCGAGGTGACCACCGTCACCTCCAAAGGGTTCCACCCCATCCTGCGGGAGGTCGCGCAATGAGCACCCCACTCACGTGGAAGGAACTCGAAGCACAGGGCGTCCGGCGCTGCTGCGCGATGTTCACCACCGGCAAGCAATGCGCACGCCGCGCCGAGAAGCGCCACGGTTTTTCGTGGTGCGCCAAGCACGGCCCTATCCTCGAAGCTGCCACGAGGGCGAATCTCCGCGTCGTGAGAGCGCAGAAAGCAGCCGACGAATCTGACACCAAGTAATCGCAACTTTTGCGAAATAGATCTTGCATACCGCAACCGCTTGCACCACATTCACCGACATGAGCAACACCGCCAACATCGCCGAAACAAAAGCACTGATCGCCAAGGCCCTCGCCGACGCCGGGCACACCGTGCTGCGCGTCAGCTTCAAATCCCGCAACAACGTCGACTACACGTTCAGCGATAAGTTCGGCCGGATCTGGAACGGAGCCCTCCAGCGCCAGCCGAACGGCACGGTCTACGCGCTCTCCAAGGCGATCTGGCTCAAAGACGTCGCCGCGGGCAACACCTGCTACATCGCCTCGATGGCTCGCGACTTTCACGGCCGGGTTATCCTCGTCGACAGGCCCACCGCCAGCGTCGCCAAGTAATTCAACCGACAACTGCTATGAAAACCGTCATCCTAATCAAAGACTGGGCCACCTACACGAAGGGCACGCGCTTCACTGTGGTGGACCGCATCCCCTGCAACCCGGTGACCGACGCCAACGGCAAGACCACTACGCCGATCAACCTGCGCGTGGTGCTGGAAAGCGACAATGCGATCGATCTCTTCTTCCACCGCACGATCCCGGCCGAATACACGATCGAAGCGTATCGTGTCGGCGAGCCGCTGACTGTCGAGCGCAACCAAGGCGACCGCGACGCGACCGTGCTGGCCGTGGATGGTCTGCGCATGCTCATCGAATACGAGATGCCCAACGGCTCGACCTCGCTCAACGAGGTGTCGATGGAGGATCCCGGCGGCCGCTACCGCTCGGTGGCCTACCGCTCGCTGTCGAAACGCTGGCAGACCATCCTGATCGAGAACGAGGTCACGTGGATCGGGTGCCCGCAGGGTGGCCTGCGCTCGAAGCCCTACCTCCCGCAGCCTGCCGTGCTATTCGGCGCAACCGTCCTCGCCCAATGACCACTGTCCGCATCATCAAACGCGTCGAGGCGATTCGCGAGTTGGCCACCGGCTGGCTCAACGAGACGACCGGCCAGCACCACAAGCACGCCTCGGGCGCGTGGGCGGCCGTCCAGCGCCGCGCCAAGGGCATCGTGAAGAGCAACCCGGGCGTCATCCTGATGCAGACCATCACGTGGACGCCGAGGACCAAGATCGGCACCGCGATCGCCAAATCTTTCAACACCATCAACCGTCACAAATGAACATCGCCAAAGAAATCAAAACCCTGCGCGAGAAGCTCGGCCTCTCACAAGCCGAGTGCGCCAAGATCCTCGACATCTCACCCCGCAAACTGTGGGCGTGGGAGAACGGGAAACCACCGAGCCGCATTGAGCAGTATGGGATCATCCCGCTGCTCGAATCGACCAAGAGCGAGACGGCCATGGACCGGCTGCGCAAGCGCCGTAGCGAGGCCCGTAGCGACGCCATGGTGCGCCGCCACGCTGCCGCAGGCCACACCTCCAACAAATGATCGCCCAATGCGACTGCGAACTGGTGCTGTGGATCCTGATGCTGATCCTCGCCACCTTCGGCTACGCCATCAACCGAGACATGAAATGATCCACATCGCCATCACCATCGAACAGGCCGAGGACGGCCAGATGAACGTCACCTTCTCGTCGCCCGAGGGCCAAGCCACGGTCTTTGAGCAGCTCGTCTACCAGTCGATCTCGCATGCCGTGAACGTCATGCTGGCCATGCAGGGCGGCAACCCGGTCGAGATCCCAGTGACCAAGGAGATGAAAGCCAACCCCGCACGCAACTGACATGATCGAAGTCCTCATCACCATCCAGCAGGAGCCCAGCGGCCTCGGCGTCACCATCCAGAGCCCGCCCGGCGAGGCGACGCACATCGAGGCCCTGTGCTACCGGGTCATCAAGGTCGCGATCGAGCAGGCCTTCCGCGAAACCGGGGGCGAATTGACGGTAAAACACAGCAACCCGCCGCATAACCCAAAGCCCGGCAGGAACTAAAAAATCAACTGCGTTTTAAACGCAGTTGAGAAAATCGACTGACCTTATGCCCAACCACCAAGTCCGCGCCACTATCCGACTCGTCAAACTCGAAAAGCCGCCCGGCGGCTGGCCAAATAAACGCCCGCTCAAGTGGGCCGTGAAAGGCCCCGGCGAGGAGATCCAGAAGTTCACCTGCCGCAAGGACGCCCTGTGCTACCGCGCGCTGCGCGGCCGGGCCGTCGACCAGCGCGCCGCCCTCATCAACTTCCGATGAACACCATCACCAACAACGACACGATCGGCGACTTTCAGGTCACGGTCTACGCGATCAAGAAACCGATCGCCACCTTCCAAGTCCGCACGATGACCGATGCGATCACCGAGGCCAACCGGATCCGCAAGGAGCGCGCCGAAAAAGACCTGCCCACCGCCTTCGCCGTCGCCCGCAAGATCGTCGGCTGGGACACCGGCCAGCGCACCGGCAGCAGCAGGCTGCTCCTCGGCGAGCAGCAGCACATCCAATTCTAAAACCCATGCACACACCTACCGCCTACAAGCGCCAGACCACCCGGGGAATCGACTTCCTCGACAACCGCCAAGATCTCCGCTGCGTCCTCCTCGGGATGCTCGGATTCGCCGCCCGGCACATCGCCAGCGAAACCGGCTACACCGAGGGCCAAGTCAACTACCGCCTCGGCCTCGCCAACGTGAAGGTCACCGACTACCGGCACGGCCGCAGCCAAGCCGCCAAATCGGTCCAGCGCCGCGCCGAGATCGAGTTCGGGGCCTTCCTCGCCAAAGTCATCAGCAACGCGTCTGGCAAGCGCGTCATCGCCAAGAACGGCACACTCTACATCCAATGAACGACGACTACGGCCTCTACCTCTTCATCGCCGCCTGCCTCGGCTCGGTCGCGATCATCATCACCTGCACCTTCACCATCTTCCGCCGCCCATGAGCAAGACCACCAACATCGCCGAGCACCCTCCCACGCACGAGCACATGTGCATCGTCTGCAACCGCAGCACCAATGGCTGCGACCGGGTCAGGGCGTTTCGCAAAGGTCGCCACGGCAAGCCTGTTGCCTCCATTCACACCGAATGCATCTTCGGCCTGCCTTGGGATGATGCAGAGCACAGGTTCACCCTTGAGAAGGTCACCGAACCAAAACAGAAAAGATAGAATCCCATGGCCAAATTCAACAAATGCCCGACCTGCGGCATGCCGATCGAGAAGGACGAGAAGCTCATCGCCTACTACCACGAACCCCGCGACTGGTGGGTGATGGTCCACACTGGCCCCGGCTTCGACACACTGACCCTCGGCGGCATGGTCATCCCCAACGCGAAAACAATCTGCCACCAAGCGCGCTACGAAACACCGATCCTGATCGGCCAGCGAGGGTCCAGCTAAACCAAACCATGCCCATCGAAGACCAAGCCCCGCCGCCCCGCGATCCGCCGCCCGGCGAGCCGCCCTATATCACCCGCGAAGAAGCGGCGAACATCACGCTCGGGATGAAGCTGCGGCTGCGCAAGTCGTGGCCCACCGAGGGCGGTCAAGGCCTCGGTCCCGAGGTCGAGGTGATCGGCATTGGCAACCGCCACCACAGCCAGACGCAGCGCATGCTGCTCCTGCGCGACTCGCAGGACCGCATCAACCAGCTCGATGCGGCGTGGTGTCTACCGGATCCACGACTCGACCCGTTCTACACGCCATGAAAGTGACCATCGACTTCGAGGGCTCCTCGATAATCATCTGGCCCGATTTGTCGGTGGCCTTTTTCATCTGCACTCACACCGGACAAACCGAACGCTACAGCATCCGCGAACTATACGATCTCTGCGTGGAGATCAGAACCGCTCGACTACTCGAATGATCGTCACCGACAACAAACTGCCCCGCTGGGTGCGCTACAATGGTTGCCACTACTACAACCCCGGGCACCCGATCTGCGATGGCTGGATCTCGCTCTGGAAGATCTGCAAGGACGGCCACGGCTGCCGAGCGCCGGTCGCCAACGTCTACCCGGCTGACCCGCGCCAATCCAAAACACTCGACGAATACTTCAAGCCTTCAAACGATGACCATCCTCGACATCCTGCAAACTGACGAAGCGATCCTTACCGCGACGCAGCTCTGGCGCGACCACAAGGACGACAATACATTCGCCCGCCGACTGGCCGAGCAGGTGATCGCGCCGAACCTCAAAGCGATCAACGCGCGCCTCGGCCAAGAGAACGACGCGCGCTACCTCGCCTATGTGGTCGAGCTGGCGCTCTACCAAGCGAACGAAGCCAAAGCATGAAATGCGTCGTATGCGAGACGCCGCTGAAAAAAGGTCGTCTGTGCGACTCGTGCTACGAGTCGTTCATGGACACCGGCAGCGACTGGATGGCCTGCATCACGTGGGCGGCTGAGCGCGCCCGATACTTCGCTCGAAGAAAACCACTCACCAGAAAACGCCGAAAATGAAAACGATCTACGATAAAGCCTTCGACGAGACGCCCTGCCCGCACTGCGGGAAGCTGCTCGACTCCTCAACCAACGCCGACGATGGCGACCGAGGACCACAACCGGGCGACCCGAGCATCTGCAACCGCTGCGCCGGGATCGCCGTGTTCATGCCCGACATGAGCCTCGCGCTGCCTGACCGCGAGACGCTGGAGGAGTGGAAGTCCGACCCTGACTGCTGGGCCGCGATCGACCGCGCCGTCGACACCGTCATGCAACGAGGACCACGATGAAGCGCAGCGAAAAGCCACTGGCCACGCTCGTCGTCAAAGAGGAGGCGGGCATCACGATCAAGCGCGCACCAGCCAAGGGCATCACCGTCGCGCAGGCCAGCATCCCGGTGCGCATCCTCGTGCCCCACGGCTGCAAGGCCGAGATCTTCAGCGTGCCCGAAGGCACTGAGATCCTGATCCGCTACAGCAGCAAAGTCGCACCACCAAAACCCGCGAAGCGCGAACTCAACGAACTCAGTGGTTACGCTTACCCGCCCGTGCAAGGCACTGGCTACCCAGTCGACTAATGAAAACACCCGACCAATTCAACATCGCCGCTGTCCTGCCGTTTTGGCGCTACGCCGTAAGCCCGGGATCAAACTTCGCGCCCGGCATCCCGTTCTACACCTACCGAGCAGCGCGCAAGCTATTCGAGGAGGCGGTGCGCGAGCTGCCCTACTGCCCGTGCTACCTGCTCAAGCGGTCCTTTTACCCGGTAGGCGTCGACGTCATCGAGCACCACGACCCACGCCAAGCAGCCGACGGCTTCGCCGAGATCCCCGGCGAGGAGGGACAAGAAACGCAAGAATGACCGGAGCTCAACTGCTCTACTGCTACGACCAAGGCTGGGGGATGTATGACGTCGACTTCCTCAAGCTAGTCGGGAAGGTCATCGCCAAGCAGCGCGGGATCAGTGTAGAGCAGGGAACCACGATCGCGATCTGGCGCATGTCGCTGATCGATCGCTACGGCAAAATCAAACTCAACCTCACCATAAAACCACCAACCAAACGCTATGTTCTCATTGCAACAGAAACGCTACATCGCCGCGAAGATTGAACGACTCCTCTTGGAGATCGGCCACCCCGAGATGCCGACCGAAAAGCCCCGCTTCAAGCTGCACGTCGACGGCAAGGCTGACTGGTCTTACGCCGACATCGAACCCAACTGGACCTTCGACGACGCGACCGAAAAGCCCGGCGTCAACCCGCACAACGAATTCATGGCCATACTCAGCAGCCCGCCACCCGACAGCTTCAGAGGCACCGACCGGCACTTGATCGCCTGCACCGAGGCGCTGCTCTCCCTCGACGCCAAGGGCGCGCTGGTGCCGCACGGCGTCGGCGGCCACGCCCGCAACCTACTCACCGCACTCGCCACCCGGCTGGCCGAAGCTAACCGCCGCGATGCTGGCGGCAGCATCGTCGATCGCATCCTCGGATGAATTTCCTCGAAGCTGGCGTGATCGATGGCGTCAAGCCGATCGGCGGCGGCTGGCGCTACCTGCAGGTCCACCAAGGCGAGACGTGGCGGATCCCGGCTGAAGGATCCGCGAAGAGCGCCGAGGTGCTGGTCAAGCAGGTCATCGACTTCCGCGTCAGCGCCGGGATCGAGCTGGGCGATCCATTCCGCGACGTCTGCGACTTCATCCTGAAAGTGTCACCACCCAACGATCGCTGGAAGGGCCGCGTGAAGGGCTCGGTGCGCGTCCGAGAAATCACACCCATGATCCAACACATGCGCGAGTGGTGCGATCGCACCGCCATGGCCAAGCCACGCTTCGTGCTCAACGAGGAGGCACACAAGCGCGCGATCGTCTGCATGCTCTGCCCGCAGAACATCCGCTGGGAAACAGAAGGCTGCGGATCCTGCAACGACGAGATCCATCGCCGCAGCTATCTATTGCGCCAAGCGCGCAGCGTGCCCGAGGACGAGGCCCTGCGCGCCTGCCGACTGCATCGCCTGCACTTGCCTAGTGCGGTCCACCTCGACCGCGACTTCCTACCCAACCGACACGTCGACGCGCCCATCGAATGCTGGGTGCCGCCGCAAGACTCAGCACTATGAACCCCGAAAAAGACATCCCGATCCACTCCGTCCACTACCTAACCGACGACCGCGACCAAGAAAGGCGTCAGGTCTTGCACATCACCCTCGGTGGCAATGGCGACTTCTACGTTGCGACGACCGACGAAGGCCTCAACCCAGTGCGAGGCGTGCGCATCTGCACGAGCGGTGGTGCTGCCTCGGCCGTGCCCGGGCTGGGCGTAGCGATCGCGCAGGCCTTCCTCGCGCTGCTGAAGGCCGCCCGGCCGCCGAAGCTCACACCGCCGCGCTTTGTCAACGTGGCGATCGATCTGGAGAACGACGAGGAGAACTACGTCGAGCTGGAAAGCCACAAACTCACCGTCGACGCCGACGGCTATCGCTGGATCGAAAACCCCGACTGGCATCGAGCGATCTACGAACTGGGGCCCGATCTTATCGTTCGCCGACGCACTGACCTATGAGTCGGAAGAAAGCTAACCCCGAGGTCTGCGACATGTGCAACGAGGACATCCTCGGGCCGTGCATATTTGTCACCGGCATTGACGACGGCCGCGGATTGCGATTGCCTGCCGAATTGCAAGAGCGGGCCTTTTGCTGCGCGCTATGTTTTTGGAAGTGGTGTGGCGAAGTAAATCCCGCTACAAAGGACCACCACCATGAGCGCGATCTATCCAGCACAGGACAGCAACAAGGAACCAACCGGAGATCAGCAGCTCAATCCGCCCAACATAAGTCCGGCAACGGGCAAGCCGACCAGTAGAGCGATCAACAACTGCAAGCAGGCCTACGGCATCGCCAAGAGCTTGCGAGATCGCGCGATCGATGGACGCCTGCGCACGGCAGCGTTCATCGGCAAGGCCTACAATGGTGATCCACCATTTTTCGCGCGAGATCTGACGCGCACCGGGCAAGGCTGGCGCAACAATTTCTCCACCAATTTCCTCGCCTCGATCATCGATCGGGTGAAACCCCAGCTCACCGAGCCACTCGAAGTGGCCGACCTCCTCTGCCAGAAGGCGCTTCCGCCCGGGCACCCCGAAGGCGTCAAGAAGAGCCGCAAGTTCAACGAGGTTTGCACCAAAACCATTCGGGCATGGGTCGAGTGGAAAGACTTCCTGTCGGGCCTTGCCCAAGAGGTCGTCACGCATGGGAACGCGGTCGCCACGAAACTGGGCGAAGACTGGCGGCCGCGCATGTGGCGCTACGACGAAGTGTTCCTGCCCGAGGGCACCGGCCAGCACGCGAGCAAGGTGCAGGTCTGCGCCTTCCGCCAGCCCTTCCTCATGCACGAGTTCATGGACCTGTTCCGCGATCGCATGATCGCCGAGCGCGCGGGCTACAACTACGCCGGGTGCATCAAGACGGCCAACACGGCCGGTGGGTTCAACAACACCGAGCAGACGCCGCTGGAGGAGCAGGACGCGATCCGCGAGCTGAGCCCACTAGGTTACAGCTATGCGACCGAGAACCAAACTCGGCAGGTGCGCTGCTTTCACGTGCTGGTGCGCGACTACACAGGCGAGATCGATCTCTGGACGACGAGCGAGGACGACGGCACCGAGGTCCGGCAGGCGAAGAACGTGCACGGCTCGATGCCTGAGTGCATGACGCTTTTCACCATGCAGGCGGGCAACCGAAAGTTCTATGGATCCAAGGGCCTCGGCCGACTCCTAACCAACCTGCATGTGGCGATCGAGCGCGGCCGCAACTTCACGGCCGACAAGATTAACTTCGCCGGGTTCCCCGTGCTCAAGAGTGACGATCCGACGGCGGTGCAGTTACAGCTTCGCTACCCGTTCATGGTCGCACCCACCGGCACCGACGTGCTGGTCGAAAACTTTCAGATCAACTGGGAAGCGAGCGAGGGCCTCGACAACAAGCTCGTCGGCATCGCGGAATCGATCGCAGGTGCGTTCATTCCACCCAACGTCGATCAAAGCGGCAGCAGCAAGACGAAGATCGAGGCCGCGCAGAAAGCCGAGCGGGACATCGCAGTTAGGCAGGGCGTGCTGACCCGGTTCACTAACCAAGCGAAAGAGCTAGTCGACATGATGGTCCGCGGCATGTTCAGCCCGTTGGTGCTGCGCGAGGGCAAGCGCGCCTACGAGGAGAAAAAGCGCAAGATGAGCGCGAAGATCGTGGTCGTGATCCAGCAGGCGTGGAAACTCCTCAAGAAAGCCTTCGGCAAAACCCCGGGCGTCGAGCCGATCATGGAGACGTCGATCGCCGACGAAGCCGCAGTGCAAGCGGTGGTCGAGCTGATGGACAGCGGCCTGACGATCGAGGAGATCGCCATGCTGGCCGTGGTGCCGTCCGGCGCGAGCAACGAGAACGAGGGCGCAGCCAAGGACCAAGCGACGCTGCAATTCATCGCCGCGAACAAGATCAACCCGCGCATCGATCAGAACAAGGCGACGCAGATGGAAGCGCGCATCGTGCTCGGCGAGGCCCGGGCAACCGAGCTGGTCATTCCCGACGAGGACACCAACGTGCGCGACGCCGCGATCCGCCAGCAGACGATCGAGCTATCCGAGATGCTCGATGGCAACCCGATGCCCGTGGTTGGATTCGACAACCACGCGATCCACCGGCAGGCACTGGCACCTAACCTCGACGGCATGGTGCAGGCGATCGCGCAGAACCCGCAGCCCGAGCTGATCGGTGGCGCGAAGCTCTGCCTGCAGCACTACGACATGCACATCCAGATGGATCCGATGCTCCTGCCCGAGCAGAAGAAGCAGGAAGAGGACGTGATCCGCGGATGGTTCCAAATTGTGACCAAGGCCGAGCAGGCGCTGCAGAAAGCGCAGGCCGATGCTCAAGCCCAAATGGCAGCCGGGGGCCAGCCCGGTGCGGGTGCCGGTGCGCAGCCGGTTGCCCCGGGATCCCCCGGCCTGCCACCCGAGCAGCAAACCGAAGCAGGCTACCTCGGCCTCGAAGCGAAGAAGGCCGACCAAAAAGATCGCGAGCTGTCGATCGAGGAAGCGAAGCTCGGCCACCAAGTGAACAAGGACGCGCTGCAGATCCAGCAGGAGAACATGCGCATCCTCGCCAAGGCCGCGGAAGGCAGCAAAGCGCAAGGGCTCGAAGAGGCGAAGATCGACTTGGGACAGACCGCGACGAAGGTGTAAAAAACTCAACTGCGTTTAAAACGCAGTTGAGAATTCGTTAGGCTTGCCAGCTAGCAACGGCTTGCCTTACATAGTCGGTCCTCGATATGCCTGAACAAACTCGACCCGAACCCGTTCACATCGTGTGGACGGAGAACGACGCGCAAGCTCTCCGCGCGTATCTCGACAAAAGCCCGAAGTTCCTGCCCGCGATGCGCGCCCGACGGCCGCGCTTCACCACCACCGAGACGCTCGAAGCACGAGCCATGTCCGGCAGCGAGGTGCGCGGCGCGGAGCACATGATCGAGGCAGTCATCCAGCTCGCCAGCGGAGCCACGACCATCACCGAAAACTCACCCTTCATCGGGAGAGAGAACGAATGAGAGCCGACTACACCATTGTCGCGACGATCGCCGCGCTCTTCGGCGGCATCGTGATGTCCCTTTGGGCGATCGCACGCCCATTTCTGCGCCGCCGCGGCCGCCGCCGCACATACCAAAAAAGCCATGCAAAATATCCTCACGACTAGCGCAAGCTCACTCATCCCGCCCTGCCACATCGGACGCCCGCAACCGGCCTTTGGCCCGGGCGAAGCGCCACCGGCCGTCGATCCGCCTGCAGTGCAACCGGTGACCAACTTCCCCGACATCGGCGAGGTCACGGGCGACCAAAAGCCCGACTGGGGCGACTTCGACAAGAAATACGGCGAGGGAGGCGACCACCAACAGGCTCAGCCGCCCGATCGCCAGCCCGATCAGATCCCGGCCGCGCCGGATCCGGCCAAGGGCGAGACGCAAAAACCGCAAAAACCGCCTGAAACCGCCCCGACTGGCCCCACGGGCCCAAAAGTCGACGAAACGGGCAGGGCGAGGCGCGCAGACGGCACATTTGCCCCTTCTGGAGCGACTGGTCCAAGCGGGGTAGTGCCAAAACCGGCCGGGGCGAGCGGTCCCAGCGGCCCGGCACCCTTCGATCCCGAGGCGGCGCTCAAAAAACTCGACGCGATCCAGCCCAAACCCAACGCGAGCGAAAAAACGCTCAATGGTTTCAAGGAGATCAAGGAGATCACCCGCGCCGCGATCGGCCGGAACAAGGAATTGTCGGCCAAGATCGCCGAATTGGAGAAAGGACCGAAGAGCGACCCGCAGGTCGAGGCCGAACTCGCCGAACTGCGTGAGTTCAAGGCGACTTTCGAGGCGCAGAGTGACCCGAAGATCGCCGAGGAGTTCAAAAAGACGCTCGACTCGGCCGAGGACAAGATCATCGAGGTGCTGACGACCGACGAAGACCTCATGATGCCCGCGGATCAGGCCGCAAGGCTCAAGGCGATCGGCTTCGACAGCCCGCAAGGTCGGAACATGATAAACGGGATCCTGAACGCGATCGCGAAGACCGGCGACCAGCTCTTGCTCGACCGGGTCAAGGACATGTTCCGCAACCGCAAGGCGGTGGTCGAGGGCCACGAGCAGAAGCTGGCCGAGATCCAAGAGAAGGCGGGCAAATACTGGGAAGGCCAGCAGCAGCGCGAGGAGGAGGAGCGCAAGAGCTGGGCCGGTGAGTCCGACAAGAAGCTTATCAGCCTCTTCGATCAGCCGGGCTACGAGTGGGGCCACTACAAGTCGATCACCGCCGACATGGACGAGGCCGCCAAGCTCGAAGCAGAGAAGCACAACACGCACCTGCGCGACGTGATCGTGCCCGAGATCCGCAAGGGGATCCAAGCAGTGTGGAGTCGCGACCCGGCCGCGATGGAATACATCGCCAAGGCACACGCGGTCGACCACGCCCACCGGCAGGTCGCCTCGATGCAGGCCGAACTCGACCAAGCCAAGCAGCGCATCGCCGAGCTGGAGGACACCGCGCGCGGCGTGCAGCGAATCAGCGACCCGACCCGCGAAGAGAGCGCGCCGGTCGACGGCACCAAGATCCCCAACAGCAACCTCAACGTGACGGCCGAGGAAGCAGCCGACGCCTACCTCGAAAACAAATACGGCCGACGCGCATGAATCGCCGGGGCTTCATCTTCAAGCTAGCTGCCGTCATCTGCGGCGCACCGGTTGCGGCCAAACTAGCGCCGCAGCTAGTCGAGCTGGCCAAGGTGACGGCTCCTGCTCGGCGCATGACTGTGTGGGACATCGTGGTCGCCAACCCACTGAAAGGCGACCTCATCAAAACCATCACGCGCAGCTCGCCCTACGTGAACCTGCTCGAAGCTGGCCCATGGCCGGAAGGCATGGGCGACGCTGTGCGTGTCATCACCAACGAAAAACTAACCAAGTAAATCCCATGCCACTCAAAGACCTCTATCAAGATATCAGCGACCGGGTGATGACCGATCCCGACGCTGCGAAAGTATTCTTCAACATGCGCGCCAAGCCGACGGCGGCGTGGCTGAAAAAGATCGAGCCCGGCGTCGACGCCGCGCAGGTCATCGTCAATTACGAGCTGGCCCAGTCAGTGCTCGACACGTTGCCCGACACACCCGAGCCCAACACACCCGAGCAAACCGAGAGCAAGTTCAATCCTAACGCCGACGACTTCGACCTCGAAGCGGAAGGCGAGACGCAAGCGGGCCTTCACCCACCGGAGGAGAAGTTCCCACCGGCACCGAAGGACGAGCCGATCCCGATGCACGCTGACAAGATCAGCGATCTCACCGAGCTGATCGACAAGCTGCGGCCCAAGGTCCGGCTCAACGGCAGCGACAACCTCGCCGCGGTGCTGGAGGCGGTGCTCAACGGCTCGTGGTCGCGCAAGGCGATGATGCTCACCCCGCTCGCGCTACCGATCCTGCCGTGGGTGCACTTCGCCCACATGGCGCAACTGCGAAGCCAGCCGTGGCTTGGCTACTTCCAAGAAACCGACACGCTGGTGCAGAAGGCGCGCAACCTGTGCGCGCATCACTTCCTCAAGAGCGAGGCCGAGTGGTCGTGGTGGGTCGACGGCGATATCGTGCCGAGCTGGGGCGACCCGGCCTTCTTCTACGACCTGAAGCGCCTCGCGATCCCGCAGAACCGGATCTCGCCCGACTTCCTGCGGCAGAAGACGCTGGAGCGCCTGATGAAGCACGGCCGCAAGATCGTCGGCGCAGTCTACCAGCAGCGCCGGGTGAAGGGTGCGATCTGCTCACCGGCCGACCTGCGGCCGCAGCCATCGCTCGACGAGAAGGACGCGATCAGCTCGATCCGATCGCGCGGGCCGAAGGACAAGCTCTTGGAGGTCGACTGGTGCGCCACCGGGTGCCTGCTCGTGCACCGCAGCGTCTACGACGACATCAAACGCTCCCGGCCGGATCTCGCGCCCGAGAATCCCGAGGCACCGTGGAATTTCTTCGGCCACGAGGTCGGCCGAGGCGGCGAGGACGCAGCCTTCTGCAAGCTAGCCAAGGAAGCAGGCCACCAAAGCTATCTCGACCTCGGCTGCTGGGTCGCGCACCTCGGCAACTTCGCCTACTTCCCCGAGCCGGTCTAATGAAGGCCAAGCAATACGAACGGGAGGCGGCGATCTGTCTCGAAGCCGCCGCGATCGCGATGCAGAAAGAGCTGCCTGACTACGGCGAGGCCGAGCGCCAGATGTCGCGCGCTGCGACCGCGATCAAATACGCCCGGGAGATCAACAACGGCACCTACAAAGGCGAGCAATACTAGCCATGCCCGACACCTGCCCAAGCTGCGGAGCCGCAGAGATCGATCATAATAGCCCACGAACCGTCTACGCGTGCGGCTCGTCCGACTACGACCAAAGACCCGGCACGTTCCTCCAATCCGAAGAGTGCGCCAATCAACCAACCAACACCATGAGCGAAGAAACCGAAGTATCCAACGAGCTACCACGCCCCGAAACCAACCCGATCGAGAACGAGATTCGCGCCATCAAGCAAGCGCGGGTCAACATCGATCAAATCATCCAAACCTTGCGCGCGATGGTGAACACACCCGAGCGCAGCGCCGCCATCATGAAGCTGCAGGAAGGCGTCATGTGGTTAGGTATGGACCTCAAGCGCATCAAGGACGAGACAGGCATCGGCGCGAACCCATACCCCGAGAGTTACAACCCCGACTCGCCGCGCATCGAGCCGACGGCCGACAACCTCAAGCTCTAACCCGTGAGCGGGCCGATCATCCTGCCCGCAGACTGTGAAACGGCGATCGATGCGTTGGACCGTGCCTACAATGTGCACATTGCCAACGCGTCGACGCCGTGGTTAGACGAAGAGTTCCGGCGCGCAGCAGCCGTCAGGGCGTGCTTCTCCGAGGCTGGCATCGAGATCATCTGCGGCCTGATGAAGATCCACCAAAACCACAAACCCAAAAAGAAAAAATGATCCTCGCCCTGCAATGCTGCCCAACCGATAGCGCGCAAGCTGTCGAACTCACGCGCCTGATCTGCGACATCGAGCCCACGATGCGCAAGGACGACGTCTTCTGCGTCGCACACCGTCGCGACACCGACCCGGTCCACATCAGCGAAATGTGCCGGGCAGCTTCGACCAAATTCGGCACGGTGATGTCCGTCAAGGGCGAGCGCGCAGGCGTGGGCTGGCCCGAGGGCCCGAACGACCTGTGGGCCGAGACGATGATGCGGATCTCGATGGCCTTCAAAAAGGATCGCAGCCAGACCGGTGTGCTGACCTTCGAGCCGGACTGCGTGCCGCTGCGCAGCGACTGGATCGACGTGCTCAAGGCCTGCTGGAAGGACGCCGAGGCCCGGGGCAAGCTGGCCGTCGGCCACGGGCACAACATGCCGGTCGATCACTTGAACGGCAACGCGATCTTCCGCATCGGCCTGCTGCGCACCTACCCGCAGCTCAACGGGACCAACCTGCGCCGCGGCTGGGATCACTTCCACGGGCATCTGATGCTCTCGATCGGCGAGGACGTCGACGCGATCGTGCAGCACTACCACATCACCAAATACACCCGCGACGACCTGCAGGCAGTGCGCAAGAACGGCACGATCCCGGCGCTCTTCCACGGGGCCAAAGGGCCCAACGCGGTGCGCTTCGTGCGCGAGATGCACGAGGACGGCACGCTCGCCGCCAACGCCAAGACCAGCCGCGGCTACCACCGCGTCTACTCCAAACACAAAGAGAAACACGTCATGCGCAACTGCGTCATTCAACCCCACGAAGGCGGGCTCTTCAGCCTCGTCAACAACGTGGCCACCTGCTGCGAGATCTTCGACAACGTGCTGGTCAACTGGTCCGGCGATCACCTCTACGCCACCGAGGACAAGAGCAACCTGTGGGACGTGCTCTTCGCGAACAACCCAGCCAAGGGCCAGCTCGATTTCACGCGCGACAACTTCGAGCTGCTCACGATGTATCCCGACTGGCACCTCACCGCGCAATACGTGGCCGATCACTACTTGAACAAGAACGACCCGTGGCGACAAATCTACCACCAGCACTGGCTAGGCTGGCAGGTGCGCGACGAGCTGGTTGCCGAGGCCGAGGCCTTCACCGACGCAGCCTTCGGCAACAAGCCCTACATCGCGGTGCAGATCCGCGCGAGCGCCAACCACGCCAACGAGCAGATCACCGGCAACCTGCAGACGATCGAGCAATACGAGGGTGCGATCCGCGCCGCACTGGTCGTGGCTAAGCGCGACCTCGGCGTCGTGCCCCGCGTCTTCGTGGCCGCGAGCGACGAGGAGACGCTCCAGCACTTCGCCAAGGAGTTCAACGCGGCGACCTACACGAAGACCCGCCGGTCGGAGAATCGCGCGCACGATTTCCACGTGGAAAACCCCCAAACATTCGAGGACGCGATCAATTGTTTCGTCGAGGTGCTTATCATGTCAAAAGCCGTTGCACTCATCCACCCAGCGAGCAATATGGCGACCGCCGCCCTCTACATCAATCCGCGCATGCTCTCGATCTACATCCCATGAACCCATACCTCGACCACCCACTGACCATCGCCTGCATCAGCTTCCTGATGGGCGTCATCATCACCGCGCTGCGCTACCGCGAGAAAGCGATCCGCGACGGCCGCGTGCGCTACTACGCCTGCAAGGACTGCGGTCGCGAGCACGCGCTGGATCCACACGGCAAGTGGATGGCGCTGCGCACGGTCGAGGAGATCCAAGCACAGGAGGAGCGGATCAAGGCCGCGCAAAAGCGATTCGCCAACGTGCCGCCCGTGACCCAACTGGACCCGGTGCCGCTGTGCACGCACGACGTGCCGCTCGATCGCTACTGCAGCAAGTGCGCCGAAGTAATGGCACCAAAGGAAGCGCAAGATCCACGCCGAGGTTAGTCATGCCCGAAGATATCCACGAAGATCAGCCCGCAGACTTCACGAGCGATCTCAAGAGCCTGCGGCCGGACCTGCGCCAGCGGCACCTCTACTGCGTGAAATGCCGCAAGCAGCCCTACATGCTCGAAACGACCGCCATGCACAAAGGCGGGGCCGACGGTAAACCGATCGCAGGCGAGGGCATCGTGCTGGCGCGTGTGACCTGCCACGGCGAGCGCGAAGAACTGGCGATCGGTTTCATTGAACTAGCCCACCTCATCGAAAGCGGTGAGAAGATCCCGGTGTTCGACACAGTCAACCGCTACGAGGTCAAACGGATCATCGGCAGCGGTGGTTTCCTCGACGGACAATAGAGAGGAGGTGAGAACCATGCCACTCACGCCCAAAGGCAAAAAGATCCAGAAAGCGATGACGAAAACTTACGGCGCGAAAAAAGGGAAACAGGTCTTCCATGCGAGCCAAAACGCAGGGACGATCAAAGGCACGCATCGAAAGCGCAAATGAAATGTCCACCTCGGGCGGGGAGCGATGTGCCTAGTCGGTGCTCCCGCCGTGATCCGCTCGGGGTGGGCACCTAATCTCGGTTGCCAGCGGTGGAAAAAGAACGGCCCGGGCTTGCAAAAACCCGGGCCGTTCAACTCTCTGCGGTGCGCCTATAGACTGCACCTAGCGCGGCAGCATAGTCGCGCTGCCGGGCGTTAATGAGGACACTGTTATTCGTAAATCCTGCGACGTCGAGCGGAAATTCTCAACTGCGTTTAAAACGCAGTTGATTTTTTTGGTCGTTGACCACTCCTAGGAAACGCTTCTATACCGGGATCAGTAGCGCGCTCGACTCTACTCAAACGATCGAGCAAGGTGGGTGAGTCGCCACCACAACAACGGACTTTGTAAAAGGCGCAGTCGCGCCCCGCAATGGATCCCCGGCATCGGATCCGCGTTACAAAGCATCCAATCTTGAAACAAAAAACCATTCTGGCCGCGGCAATCCTGCTCGCGGCTCCGTGCTATATCGGCACACCAACACCGGCCTACGGTTACACCTACTACGGCAGCGGCGACAGCAACCGCGGCGCGTATTCGATCGACCCGGCCGACGTCAGCGACTTCGCGGCCAAGGACGAGAACCGCATCCGCGGCCAAGTCATCCGCGCCGTCGTGCAGAAGAGCCCCTACGTCGACGTCCTTGAGGGCGGCACGTTGGAGGCAGGCATCAGCGACGTGCAGCGCGTGGTCGTGCAGGAGCGCGCCGTGCTCAACCAGTCGCTCGTGCGGCCCACGTTCACCCTCGATCGCAATGTCTGCGGCACCGTCGGTCCCAGCGCCGAGGTCGGCAGCACCGAATACAGCTATGAGCTGGCGACCAATCGCGGCATGGGGCCGCTGGTCTGCATCAAGGGCATGTGGTCGGCCTTCAAGACCGCCTACTCCGCGGCTGAGCAATCACTCCGCGGCCAGCTCGTGCAGCTCAACAACGCCGACGTGCGCATCACGCTCGTCGACCGCTCGGGTTGCAAAATGGTCGTGCAGGCAGGCAAGTCGTTTTCCGACATGTTCGAGGGCAACATGCAGTCGATCGACACCCCGTTCCCGAACATCGGCCTGCCGAACGCGATGCCGACGATCAAACTTATGCAGCATCTATGCAGAATGATGCGCGAGGTGCTGCTCGTCGAACCGTGGGAAGGCAAGCAGGGCGAGCCGGTGATGAAGGTCATCGCGAGCCACGAAGCCGTCGACTTCCTGCGTGACGACGCCGAGGTGCGCGACGATCACCGCTACATTGCCGCGGGCAGCTACGACCTCGGCAAGAACACACTCATCCGCTATCTGTGGGAAGGCCCCTACCGCGGCATGGCGTTTGGTGTGGATCCACAGCCGCTGCGCTTCAACACGGTCACCGCGAGCGGCCAGCCGGTCTACATCGAGCCCGAGATCGCGGTCGAGGTCGACAACTCGGTCGGCAGTCGGCCGAGCGCCGCATGGGTGCACGCCAAATACGAGGTGCTGCTCGTGATCGGCAAGGGATCCTTCCGCAAGCTGGCACCCGAAACCTACACGGGCGAGGGCAGCTTCAAGTTCCCGGCGCAGGGCATCAGCGGCGAGCTGATGTGGCGCAACCTTGCGGACAACGACCGCAACGTCTGGCAGGACTTTGGTCGCCACTACTACCAGTTCAGCCGGGCTTACAAGCCCGAGCGTCCGCACGCGGTTTGCGCCGTGGCCTACGCTCGCAAGCAGACCGACTTCGGCCTCGTTCCGATCACCGACTTCGGTGACTGGAGCGCCACCGGTTCACTCTAATCGCTTGCCGCTAGCCCCTGACGGAGTCGAGCCGTCAGGGGCTATGCAATACAAACCCGCCACCGCCTAGCGTTCTCATGGGGAACACGCAAAGCGGTGGCGGGCGATCTTTAACTAACTATGCACACCATCGAAACAGCAACCATCGCCGAGGAGATGGACGACAACCAAGCCTTGCGCGAGATCCTCGGCGAGGTGCGCCTGCTGGATGACATCCTGCGCGAGGAATACATCGGGATCGAAAAGATCGAGCACGACATCACCGACGTATCACCGGCCCAACGGGCACCGAACGACCGAGCCGTGAAGACGCTCGTCACCAACCGGTTTGACAACCCGGCAAACATCTTCGAGGACGACGTGCTCGTGTATAAACTCAAGACCGCAGGGACGTGGGCGAGCCCACTGTCCGGCAAGGGCAAGATCACGGTCACGATCGACTTCGGATTTCCCACCAGCGTCACGATCGCTACCTATGTGAAAGGATGACGCCCGAGGAACAAAGCAAACGAGGATCCTTTAACACGTTTCTGATCGCGATCGGCGACGCGCTTCTCGCCGCGGTGATGGTGCCACTCGGCATCTATCTCACCAAGTCGATGATCGAGGTGAAGACCGAGCTGGCCCATCTCAAGACCGGCCAGTTCTCGCGCGCGGAACTCATCGAGAAAGGCAACCTGATCCGCAACGAGGCGATCGAGCTGCGCACCGAGCTGGCGAAGATCCGCGGCGAGGTCGCAATCCTAAGTAGGCGGCTGGAGTCCTACGAAAACCGCAACGGCAAACCCAAATGACTGCGCCCTTGCCTATCATCTACATTTCACGGCAAGCTGTTGCTCTAAACAACAGCTCCCATGAACTACACACGCTCCACCATCATCACCATCGCCATTGCATTGCTAACCGGCTGCGCCGGGCGGAACGACTCGGAATCCGGCAGCCTACGCTCCCGGGGTTTGAGCATTACGCAATGGGGCCTAGTCAATGTCTCGGGCAGCCCGGTGTTCACAGCACCGGAACCGAGGGACACGACGCGCCTAGTCGTCGACCAGCGCCTTCGTTTCGATAACTTCAAACAACGCTAACCACCATGAACGCATTTGCCAAAAAAGAACCCATCACCGCCCCCGGCCCCGCGCTGGTCGCAGGCGTCTCCGAGGAGGAGCCGATCACGCCGCTCTCCCCGATCACCCCGGCCGCACCGACGATCAGCCTAAGCGGCGAATTGGCCGCACCGATCGCGCGTGACTACGCGGTCGGCGACGACTTCAACGGCACCGGAGCCTTCCGCGTCACCTCGATCGGCGAAGACGGCAACGTCGAGCTGGAACTGGTCAGTCTCACGCCCAGCGGTGAACCGAGCGACGCCTCGGCCGAGGAGGCGATCGACAGCTACCTCACCGGCAAGGGTGCTGCAGAGGAGGAGGAACTGGTCTAACCACTCACGCCCATGCTCGTCAGGGAAATCATCGATGAGGTCAAGGAAGGCATCGGCAAATGCAGCGACGCGTTTGCGATTAAAACGATCACGCGCGCCGTGCAGTTGCTAGCCAACAAGGGCCTCATCGATCCCTTGGTTGGCTATTTCGACTTCTCGGTTAGCAACGACTTCTTTGTCGCGCTGCCTCGGGAGGTCAAAACACCGCTGCGGGTCAACATCAACAAGGAGCCGACCTTCTCGCGCTCGCGGATCTACGAGTTCCACATCAACTCGATGGGCACGCAGATCGGCGAGGAGCCGGGCCTAAGCTGGAGCGATCGGGGCTACTCGCCCATTCAGAACGAAAAGGCGCTGCCGGGCACGCTGGCCTACCAAGTGACCAATGACGCCGATATCGGCAAGACGATCATCGTCACCGGCAAGGACGAGAATGGTCGGACGGTCATCGAGTCTCTCAGCGGCACGCGCGAAGGCACAAACGCAGGTGAGAAGATCTTCCATCGGATCGAGGTTGTGCAGCGGCTGGAGACGATCGGAGAGACGTTCCTGCTCTGCAACGGCACGAACCTCGCCGCGCAATACTACGGCGACGAGCTGACGCCCGAGTATCGGGTCATCAAGCTAAGCAAGAGCGCGAGCAACGTGCGGGTGATGTTCCGGCGGCACGTATTCACACTGAAGACGCTGGACGACTTCATCCCGATGCACTCGGAGCTGGCGGTCATCCAAGCGTGCAAGGCGGTGCGCTTCATGGGCACCGACGAGAACGACAAAGCCGCCGCTTCGCTGACGATGGCCGAGATGTTCCTCAAGGAGGAGCAGGCCAGCCGCGAGGAGCACAACACGATCGCCGAGAATCAGGAGACGCAACCGGCGATCGACGCCTCGACCTACGTGCGCGACTCGATCATCGTGGCCGACGTCTACGACGTGGCGGCCGAGATCTTCGGGCCGATCGGCAAGCGCAAGCTCTTCGATAAGATCACCAGCGCGATCGAGATCTTGAGCAACCGCGGGCAATGGGACGCGCGGCTCGGTTGGGTCGATGTGTTCAGCGCCGACAACCGCGGCGAGGTGACCTACGACACGCCACTGGCTCAGAACGGCAAGGGCCATGGCTACTATGTCCTGCCACGCCACGTCGAGATCCCAGTGGCGATCACCGATCGCTGCGGCGCATCGATCCCGCGCAACCGCTGGTTCGAGTTCCACATGAACGGCGACGGTGGCATGCGCGATCGCTCGTCCTGCCACACGTGGGATGACCAAGGCGAGACGTGCATCATTCGCAAGTGGCCACTCAACCCGCTGGAAGAGCCGAAAAAACGCCGCCCGCTGCCGCTCCAGTTCGTGGCGGTGCCCGACGACCCGGTGGACGAGAACGTGCCGGTCATGCTCTACGGCACCGAGCGCGACCTCAATGATCGCGATGTTGAGGTCTGGCGCGGCGGCAAGCGCGGATGGGCTTGCCCGTGCATCCCGGGCAACTACAACCCGGGGATCCACGCGCCGCTCTTCACCTCGATCGAGCGGATCACCAAAGGCGAGAGCAGGGGATTCATCCGGCTCTTTACGACCACCGGAACACCCGAGGTGCCCGAGGTGCCGACAGCCAACGTGCAGACGGTCATCACGCAGTGGACGTTCATGGGCACGCCCATCGACTACACAAACGGGGCCGATCGCATCGTCGAGATCGAGCCGACGTGGCCGCTCGACCCGATGATCCCGCGCGACGTGACGTTCGTCTTCAGCAACACGAGCGGCCCGGGCACCGTGCACCTCTACGCCTCGGTGGGCGACGCTGGCGACGTCTACGTGCACAACCAAGTGCTGGCACTCAACGCGCCGACGCTGGTGGCGTGGGGCGATTACAGCTTCCAAGTCACGGTGATCTTCGGCGATGAAACCGTGCGCAACATCGCGGAAATTCCCGGCACGATTGGTGTGCCTGCTTTGTGGGTGACGGACGATCTGTTCGGAATGTGGTATCCCGACGAGCTGGAACCCAAGTATCGCGCAATTAAGCTACCACACGCGGCACCTAAGCGAATCCGCGTGGCGTATCGCAAACGCACGCCCAAGGTGACCAGCCTCACCGAGCCGATCCCACTGCGTTCGCGCTTCGCGATCGAGCAGCAACTGCGCGCGATCAAGAGCGCAGGCGAACCACAGCTCGCCGCGCAATTCGAGGCGACTGCACTGAACTACCTGCGCGACGAGCGCATCAACATCGGCCCGAGCGTCACTGGCATGTTTCAATTCGACGAGTCAACAGCCCCGGGTTTTACCGGCAACGTCCAATGATTTCTACGCAGCACATCATGCCGCTCTACCGGCCGCCCGCCAATCACTGGCTGCGCATGATCTATCCGAAGATCCAAAAATTGCGGTGCCTGATGACCTGCGATAGCGGCGTCGAGATCCACACCGAGCCGATCGTCCTGCAGCTCGGCGACTACGAGGCCATCCTTGGCGGCAGCCCACGCGATGCTTTCACCATCGAAACCACGAGCGTGGTTGGTCCCGCCCTAGACACGCTGGAGATCTACGCTCGGGTCTACAAAACAGTGACGTCTACCATCCTCCGATTCTTCTACAACGACGACTTCACCGGCCTCGTCAAAGAATTCACGCTCCCGCCGATGTCTGACGATATTCAGTTTGAACTCACCCGTGCAGACCTCGGCGTGCACTATCCAGAACTGACCAGCTTCAACGGCTGGTTGCACAACGTCTACTACAGCAACGTCAACCTGCCGAGCAATACCAACTACCTCGAAATCTCGTTCCAGCCCGTGGTCGTGGAGTCGACGCAAACCACACCGATCCTGCCAGCCAACCGGCTAGCCAAGGTGTCGCGCGTGCACAACACCGGACAGCTTGCGTTGGATATCTATGAAGGTGACGTCTTAATCCTCTTCAACCTGCAACCCGGTGAGATGCAGGATTTGACTATGCCGGGGCTTTTACAGATCTCGGCCATGGTATCGTCAGCGGAGAGTCCCACTGCAGGGCAAATCGCCAAGGTGGAGGCCAGCAGGAGCCTGCGGTGCGCCTGCGGCGAGACGATCGTCGTGCCAGAGCCTGAACCCGTGGGAGGGCCACTGCTTTAACCATGGGTCGGACCTTCAAAACGCAGCGCGCATGGATCAACGGAGTCGACACCTCGGTCCATCCGGCCGATTTGCGTGACGGGCAGTTTGCGTGGGGTGAGAACGTCGTCAATCGTGGTGGGGTGATCCAAACCCGGCCGGGTTACCGGGTGATCGCCTCGATCGCAGGCGAGCGTTTGCAAGGGCTTGCATTATTCACCCCACGCAACAGCACCTCGCGCCTCGTGGCGGTGGTGGACGGCAAGGGCTACCAGCTCGAATACCCGCTCTACGGGCCAAGCCAGATCTCGGGGATCTCGATGGATCCGATCGCCGAGTTCGTGGTGATGGAGCGGACCATTCAGAGCGCAAAACTCAACGAGGACGGCTCGATCAAACTCATCACGCCGATGCCGACGCTGATGTTCACCGACGGCAAGAGCCGGATGCACTGGTGGCAGGGCTCGACCGGCGGATCGCTGGATCCCACGGCACCGCAATACGGCGCGCCGTCGGGCTGCCTGTGGATGGAGTGGATCGGATCCCGCCTGTGGGCATCCCAAGGCAACCGCGTCTTCGCCAGCGACCTCGTCAACCCGATGGCATGGAGCGAGCAGCAATACATCGCCGAGCGTGGTGCGCTGGATCTGCCGGACGATTGCACCGGGCTGATGAAAACGGCCGATGAGCGCGGCCTGCTGGCCTTCAGCCAGAACGACACGAGCGCCATCAAGGCCAACATCCTCGATCGCACTGAGTGGCCCGTGACGCCCGACTTCCAGAAAGTCATCATCCCGGGGATCGGTTGCGTCGCGGGCCGCAGCTTGGTCAACTCCTACGGCGAAACCTACTGGATGACCCGGGGCGGCATCATCAGCCTGAACGCGGCGCTCAACTCGACGCAAAGCTCGACCATCGATGTCATCGATGGCGCGATGATGCGCAGCAAGCGGTGCCTCTCGCCATACCTAGGCGGCACGGCCGGGTGTGCGTTCGAGAACTACCTGCTGATGAGCGTGCCCTACGCCGACAAATACAACTCGCACACATGGGTGCTCGACAAGTCGGTGATGAACGGCCGACGCGAGCAGGCGTGGCAGGGCGTGTGGACCGGCGTGCGGCCGGTGCAGTGGGCGACCGGTTATGTCGGCGGCAAGGACCGGTGCTTCTTTGCTAGCTATGACCGCTCACCCTTCAACGACACACACATTCACATTTGGGAGGCCTTCGATGAGCGCCGGGAGGACGAGGGTGGGCAGATCGATTGCCAAGTCGAGCTGGCCCCGATCGCGAACGACGAAACGATGAGCTTCAAATACACCGAGCTGGAGGTCGTCGAGATGCTCGGCAAGGTGCACCTCGAAATGTTCATGGGCGGGAGCAAAGGCCCGTGGCATCTCTCGGGCACAGCCGACATGCAGGCCGAGAAAGGCAGCATGGGCAGCGTCTATCAGGAGACGTTCACCACGACCGACACGCTGCGCGCCTTCAAGCCGCAAGCGCGCACGGTCAAGAGCGAGGAGTGGACCAGCCAGACGGCCGTCGGTGAATGCGGACCCGAGAGCGAATACATCGCCGGGCAGGACAAGGCCTTCAGCACGCTGCTGCAGTGGCGCGGACGCATGGGGATCCGCGAGGTGCGACTCTTTATCGATCCAGTCGGTGGACCCAAGGACACCAAGGGCCAGTGCTCGTCCGACGAGAGTGACAGCCACAACGCCGTGAGCGAGCGCGGCGACACCATCAAATCATGACTAATCGAATCCGAATGAAAGTGAAGTGCACGGCGGTCACGCCGAGCGGTGCCGACGAAGCGGTGAGCCTTGGCACAAACAGTGTCACCGACAGCCGCGAGAACGACACGTTCTGCAACAAGAGCACGCCGCCCAACGCGGTCATCACCATCCCGATCAGCCAACCCGGCGCGAAAGGGACGTTCCAAGTCGGCAAGTTCTATATCGTGGAATTTCGCCCCTGCCAAACCTAACCACAAAACCAACCAGTAAACCAAACGCAGAGCCATGTATCTAAAAGTCAAATTCAAGTGCATCAACACGGACATCACCGAGGGCCCTGACCCGCAGGAGTGGGTCACGCTGAAAGCCGAGGGTGGCGACGGATCGCCCACCGGCACGATCGACCTGCAGATCACCAACGAAAGCGAGCAGGGCCGCTTCAAGATCAACGAGGAGTATCTCATCAACATCTCGGCCGTGGGTGACGAAGCGCCGGAAGCACCGGCACCCAAAACCGAACCGCCCGACGTCTCTGCCTAGTGAACAAGAGTTTCGCCACTTACACGCCCCGCCCCCGACCGATGGACTACGACGCCATCGTCGGGCGCGAGGGCTGCGAGCCGGAAAGCGGCAACGAGTGGTATGGCCTGCTGCCGTTCACCGAGCTGTGCGTTTGGCCGCACGACAAGGAGAGCGAGATCTTCACGCAACCGGCGACAGTTAGCTACAGCATCGGGCCGGACCAGCGCGGCAATCAAACTAAGCCATACTTCACTTCGTGGGCCGTATGGGTGGGCACGATCGGTGTGCGCGTGGGGCAGGCCGATCACGTGGATCCACCGGCCAACGATCTCGGTGAGAATTCGTCACTTTACTTAAAAGTTAAGCCCGAGGAACTGACCCACGCGTGGAACGGCAAGGGCGATCTCGCGATCGCGATCCAGAAGGACAAGGACAACATCGAGCTGAAGCAATACGTCGACGACGCAGGCACGATCGCGACCTATGCATGGCGCGGCCGATCGCCCGTGCTCTACTACAGCGGGCACGTCCTGCACGGCGACCCGAGCGAAGGCCAGCTCGTCTGCTACTACTTGCACCCCGAGATGCCGAGGGTGCTCTACGCGCGCTTCGAGAGCGAAGGATTCGCGACCGAGCGGATCGTCATGCCTGCGCTGCGCCTAGGTCTTGCGCAGCTCATCAACGTCGTGACGATCGAGGATGCTCTGATCGGCGGCAAGGTGGCACTCTATGCGCTCAGCGTGCGCGGCCGGGATGTCACGCTAACCACGGCGGAACATATTCCGACTTTCGCCGAAAGCGCCTTTTTGGGCATCGGATTTGGCGACCTCAACGGAGATCCCGGCGAGGATGGTGGCGTCTATCACGTCACGATCGACACGCCCGAGATCCTCGTTGTCGATCAGGCAAAGATTGACATCAAGGTGGATGGCGGAACAATCATCAAACCGCTCATCGATTACGACACGACGCCGACAGTCGAATCGACGAGCCTAAGCGTGGCGCTGGTCGGCGGGGAAATTACCTAATGAAAACCACGCAAAAAGCCACCATCGGTCTACAAGGCCAAGTCAAGGTCGAGGTCATCGATCACGCTGGCAAGGTCATCGAGGAGCGCCCGTGGCAGCCCAACCTCATTCTCGACCAAGGCCTGAATAACCTAGCGGACCACCACATCGCGCAGCTCTTCGAGTGGGCAGTGGGCGGCACCGGCACAAGCCGGACGCGAGAGGCGCTGCCAACCTCGAACAACTACAACCTGACGATCGCGGGCAATCTCGCCCGCACCCTTGCAACCGGCGGTCGACCCTTCACCACCGCGGTAGTGCCGGGCGAGCCACAAGGCGACATCGGAAAGCTAGCCAAGTTCACCACGGGCGCGAAAATCGAGGGCATTATCACTGCGGTCACCGATGCCGACAACGCCTACGTGCGGCCGGTGGGCGAGAGCGGTGTGCTGGCGAATCTCACCGGGTTGGATGTCGTCCTCTACTCGGTGCATCAGAAAGGCCTCGACGCCGAGTTCGGCGCACGCACGAACGACTACAGCGGCGTGACCGGCCACAACAAGACGACCGACTCGCTTTCGACCGGCAAGCGCACGATGCAGCGCACCTTCATCTTCCCGGCGCAGACCACACCGAAGGAGGTCGTGACCGGCAACTATTCGCAGGCGACCGCCACGGTCACGCGCAGCTCGGGAGCCCGCGATTTCACTGTGGCCGACAAAGGCAAATACCTGCATTTTGTCACCGCTAACCAAGGCGGCTTCATTGCCAGCGTGACCAACGCCACGACCGTGGTGCTAGCCAGCGGTTACACCTCCGCGGGTGCGTCTGGCGCGATCGAGCTTTACCCGGGCATCAACTACGGCGAGATCGGATTCAGCCACACCGGCACCGCAGGCGACAACCTCAACATCCGCGTGCGCCTCGAAGATGGATCCGGCAACTCCGCGCCGATCTACGTCTCGGGACCAACGCCGATCGCACCGAGCATGCAATTGCGGGTGACCTACAAGCTCGACGTCACTGTCTCACCGATCACGATCGAGAATGGCAACGCAAACATCAGCGACCCGACCGACGTGATGAGCGGCAACAAGTCGGGCAAATACACGATCGAGCGCCTAGCTTTGAGTTCGGTCAACAACGACGGCACGAGCAATCTAACCTTCACCAGCTTGGAACCGGCCGATCCCGCCAGCGCCGGGTTCAGCCCGCTCAATGCCACGCTCGCAGTGATGGGTGGCGGTGTCTCGCACGATCGAGGCGCAGGCGCAGCCACGGTGCAAATGACCGCCGAGCCCTACGTGGCCGACGATTTCACGCGCCTCTACACGGGCACGTTTGGGGTCAACGACGCGATCGGCACCGCGTGGTGGGTGCTAGGTATCTTCGATGTGGGCAGCTCGACCTTCCCATTCGCTTTCAAGTTCGATGTCAAGCAGGCCAAGACTGCCGAGGTGGCCCTCAATGTGCGCTTCAGCAAAACATGGAACCGAGTCCTCACCTGACCTATGGGCAACATCAATATCATCCCGATCAGCGTGCCACTCCCCGAGGGCTGGGAGGGCACGCCGGACGAGTTTAGGCAGCAGATCTTCAGCACGCTGACCTTCCAAGCGAGCGGCGACTTCATGACCGGCCAAATCGGCGGCGCGATGCCGACCAGCAACGTCGGCCTCTACATCGACGGGCCGTATCTCTACACGTGGGACGCCGACACCTCGACCTATCAGCCGATCAACACGCATCCGATCGGCTCGATCCTGCCCTACCTAGGCTCGGTCGTTCCGGCCAACTATCTCCTGCTCGATGGCGGGCAACATTTGGTGGCCGACTACAAGGAACTCTACGCGCTGATCGGCAAGACCTATATCAAATCGACCGAGAGCGGTGACGACACGCACTTCCGCGTGCCGAACATGGCTGGGCGCACGTTTTTCGGCGCAGGGCAGGGCGACTACAACCCGCTCGCCACCGCAGGTGTGCCCGGCGGCCTGATGCGCGAGATGCTCCTGCACCAATTCGACGGCCTCGAATGGCCCCGGCGGCTCAACAGCAAGCACGTCGGCCAACCTGCGGCCAACACCAACCCCGGCGACGTCATGGTCTACACGGGGGTGACCGGCACAAATTACACCCGGGCGATGCCTCCGCACCTCGTCATCAACTGGATCGTCCGCAGCAAATGAGCAGCAACAAACCACTTACGGCACCACAAAAATCAACTGCGTTTAAAACGCAGTTGAGAAAATTGACCCGCAAGCAGCGGGAATCGATCGACAAGCTGTTGCTCGAACACGCCGAGGTTGGCGCGTCCCTCGCGTTGGGCGCTCAACTCGTCAAGGAGCCGCAGGCCAAGTGCCCGGTGATCGAACGCTGGGCACCGGGCGTCTACCTGCGCGAGATCGAGATGCCCTTCGGCACCTTCATCCTCGGCAAGCGGCACAAAACCGAGCATTTCAACATCATGCTCACCGGCTCGATTCGCTACATCGACGAAAATGGCAAACCGGCCACCCTGCACGCGCCGCAGGTCTTCGTCAGTGGTGCGGGCGTGCTCAAGATGTTCGTCGTCCTTCAAACCTGCCGTTGGCAGACCATCCACGCCAACCCTGACGACTGTCGTGACACGGCGACCCTCGAAGATCGCCTGATCGATCGCAACACCACCGAGGCGGTTCTGCTCGCCTCCAAAACTCAACTCAAACCAGCACTCGCATGAGCATTTTCTGGAAACGCTTTTTCACGATCGGTGGGTGGTTCACATGGGTCATGGCAGGCGTCACGGTGGTCACGGCCGTCGGTGGCGCAGTCATGGCGAACAAACAGGCCAAGGACGCCAAGAAACAGGCGGCTGCGACGAATGCGCAAAGCCAAGCGGCGATCGCGGGGCAACCGCTCTTCACGCCACCGGAGCTGCCGGGTTATCAGCCGTGGAATTTCAAGTCGAACCAAGCACGCGCGATCGAGGAAGACGCCAACGCCTACGCGCGCAGCGATGCCGACTTCCGCAAGCGGCACAAGCCGATCGTCGGCGCAGAGAAAGCCTTCGAGGCCGAAGTCGCGAAGGACTGGGCAGGCGAGCACGAGCTGATGCCGCAACTGCAGAGCGAGTTCATGCGCGCCGGGATCGCCGACACGCTCGGCAGCCTCGGCACGACCGGCGCAGGCAGCGTGCTGGCCCCGGGCAGCGCGGGCGAGGCCAACGTCGCCCGGCACCTTGGGCTCGACATCATGGGCTTTCAGGACCGCAACCGGACCAACCGGCAAAAGTCACTCTCGATGGCCGAGGAGATCTTCCCACGCCGCACCTTCGGCATGACCGGTCAGGACTACGTGCAAAGCTCGATCGCCGACGTGGAGAACAAAAATGCGTGGGCCGCCGCGAACTACGAACGCGAGTTTGAAGCGGAGAAAGCACGCGTCGGTCAGGCGATGGAGCAGTCCAACGCGGCGATGACCTCGCAAAACGCGATGGCGAAAGCGCAAGCCGAGGCAGATGCGGCACGCAACGCGGCGATCGCCTCCGCAGCTACGACCGCCCTGCAAGCGGGTGCGGGTGCCTATGGCTCGAAATACGGCGCAGGCGCGACGAGTGCCACAAGGCAACCGGCCGCGACCAGCGTGAGCGGAGCTGTCCGACCCTCGCGGGCGCTTTACCCCGGCGGAACAACTTGGCAACCCGTAGGAAAATACTATGCCTGAACTCGGATCCGGCCTCAAACCTTACAGCCTGCCCGGCGTGCGTTACGTCGCGCCGAAAACGGGCACGTTCACACCCACTGAGATCGTGCCGGACCTGCGTGGCGCAGCCACCTTGGCAGGCAGCGCGGCCACGATGAACATGGCCGCCGAAACGATCGCGAAATTACCCGAGCTGTTGAGCAAGGCCGAGCAGGCCGGTCGCACGCGGACACAGGCCCGAGCCGCCCACGAATACAAGATGGGCAAACTTGGTGAGGGCGGAAAGGCACTGGAAGATTTCACCTTCGGAGCTGACGACACGATCAGCTACAAGCCGGTGGATCCGCTCCTGCGGCAGCTCAAATACGACGAGGCGATCACCAACGCTCAATATCGGCGCGCACAGGCGGCCAAGGCGATGCGTGGCTCGCAGCCGGTCTACCCGATCGACGTGCTCGGAGGTCTAGGCGGCACCGATGCCACTGAACTCCCCGCGGCCGCGACGGATCTCACCAGCTCGCCCGAGATCGGCGCGGAAATACCATCCGCCGCCCCGGCCAGCGCGACCGACCAAGACAGCGCGCTTTTTTACAACCCGCCGCCCGAGCCTGCAGTGCCGAAAGGTGCGCCGACGGCCGAAGCGGCCGCAGCCCAGCCCGCGCTCGCCGCAGCGCAGACGCCGCAGGGCCAGCAGGCGCTCGCACAGATCGGCCAAGAGGCAGCCGCCAACGGCACACTCGCCGCGCTCAAGCCCGGGTCGGAAGAGTTCACCGGGCCCGTGCAACCGCTCGCGCAGCGGATCGATCCCAGCCCCTACGTGAAAGTGGCAGAGGCCGCCCAGCTCGCGCAGGTCACACCGCCTGCGGTCGAAGAGCAGGGCCAAGGCGACATCGAGGAACTGCCACCCGTGCCCGCCAACGCGGTCGCACCCACACCAGCGGCCCGCCCAGCCGCGCAGGTCGCACCTGCACCGGTAAGGGCACCGGCCGCGCTCCCGCCCACGGTCAAGCCGCCATCGGTCTTTGGTGACAACGGCTACTTCTACGCCTCGGATGGTGCGGACGCGCGCCGGGTGCCGAAACGGATGGAACCGATCGTCGAGCGCACCAACGGCCTGACGACCGGAGTGCTGCGGCCGGGCGACAAAAAAGTCACCGCGGTCAAAGATACCTCGGCCGATCTGCGCAAGCTCGAAGACGAGACGATCATGAAGCAGGGCCACACGGCGCGAGAGGTCGCGTCGATGAGCGAGGATCAGCGCAAGGCGATCATGGAAAAAGCAGCGCGGAAAGATTCGCCTGCGCACCTCGCGCTGAAGAAAGCGGTGATCGCCCGCGGCAAGAATCCCGAGGGCATGACCGAGGAGGAGATGTCGTCGATCTTGGAAACCAGCGTGCCGCTCAAGCCCGCAGAAAAGATCTCGGCGATCCACAGCATCCGCGAAGGCTACTACAAGCAACCGAGCACGGTCGCGCTGTTCGGATCCGGCCAAATGCAGGGCATCGACGACATCAAGAAAACGCTCGATGAGATGCTCGCGAAAAACGGCAACAGCTTTGAGAACATCAAAAACAAGCAGCAGCAGCGCACGTTTGTTTTCCAGATGAACAAGCTCAACGATCGCAACAGCGCAGTGTTGAGCGGAGAATACAAGGCAGCGGCCGACACCCTCGGCCTCGGCGATCAGATCCAGCTCGCGTGGGAAAAAGCGCAATCCGGCGAGCAGGCGACGCCGCAGCAGATGAAAGATATCTACGACACGGTGACGCTCGTGCACGAGGCAGCCAAGCGCGACTACATGGAGAACATCGGTGATACGATCGAGGCCGCGAAGGAAGTCAAAACCACACCGCAGCGCGTGGGCGTCCCAGCCAAGGCGATCAAGTGGTATGAGGAGATGCAAAAGAACGCTACGAGCGGCGGCGTCCCTGAGACTGCAGCGACCAAGCCAGCAGCGATGGCCCCCGATCAACGGCTCACTGCACTCACGGAAATCTTGACAACCGGCATGCACGAAGGTCGAGCGATCACGCCCGAGGAGGCAGCGCGGATCCGTGCGCAAATCGAGCGACTGACACCCAAAACGCCAGCACGATGATCCTATGCCTCAACTTTCCTCTTTGCTCGACGATGATCTAGCGGCCGACCTACCACAGGAGCCGATCACCGACATCGCTGAACTCGACCTCGCCACAGGCGGCAAAGGCACCGCCGCGGCGCAGGAAAAATTCCCACCCCCGGCGAAACCGTCGCAAAGTCTGGAGGATCTGCTCGGCGAAAAACCGGACGACCTGCAAAAGACGATCGACGATCCGAATTTTGACGAGATCACGTTCGCCGCGAAGTATGAGGATCCGGCCAGTCAGGATCTCGCGTTCAAGGTCCACGAAGCGCGGGCGGCGCGCGGCTTCAAGGATCCCGAGGGCAAGACCTACCCGCACTACAGCCACAAGATGACGTTTGGTGACGTGGCCAGCGGATTCGGGAGCTGGGGCCGCGGCATGGCAATGAGCGTGCCGCGCTTGTTCAAGCAAGCGGGCCAAGCAATTCTCAGCGACCCGAACGCAGCGACCACCACGGCCGAGAACGTGATCGGCGTGCAAATGGCGGGCCAAAGCGGCGAGCGGCTCGCTCGCGGGTTGCTCGATTGGGGCGAACAACTGCCGCTCGACTATGCGCAAAAGAAATTCGCGGCCGATCCGGCGCGCATCGACGCAGCGGTCGGCGTGCTGCCCGATTATTTGAAAGGACGCGGCGAGATCCTGCAGGCGGGCAAGAAGGTGCCCTACGCGCAGATCTACGGCCCGATGCTCACGACCGCGCTCATGAAAGCGCGCGCAGGCAAGCCGCTGACGCCCAAGGAAAGCGCCGAGGTCAACGTAATGGTCGCGCAATTGGAACCCGAAGACGCGAAACGCGAGGCGCTGAAAAACAAGTTCGGCCAGACCGTCGGCGCGACGCGCAAAGACATCAAACTCGCGAGCGGCATCCCGCTCGATGAAGGCGCGGTGGCCGACTACATGAAGTGGAGAAACGAAGGCGTGCCGGTGAGTGAAATCCTTGGGCCCGAAAACCTGAAACGCATCGGCGCGGAACCGGTCGACCCGGGTGCGACAGCCGCGATCGGCGCGATCATGGATCCGACGAACCTCATGCTCATCAAAACGCCCGGCCTGCCCGGCATGCGCCGCGTGGGTGGCGCGCTCGCCACAGCCTTGGGTGGCACCGGGGAAGTGCTCGCAACGAAAGGCGGCAGGCTGGTGCTCGGCGGTGCGGCCGCGGGCGGTGGTTATGCCGCGGCGCAAAAGATCATCGAGGGCGACTGGAAGAATGCGGGCAAGATCGGCGCGGGCATCCTCGCCGCGGGCGCGCTGGCGAAGATCGGCGGCGCAGCGAAGGTTTTGCGCCAACAGGGATTTGAAGCCCTGACCAACGGCACGTGGGTCGCGCCAGCCACCGAGGCGGCGGCCAAGGCAGCCCGGGCCACCGCAGGCGCACCAGCCCTCACGAAATTCGCCAAGACTGCGATCCCCAACGCCAAGGTGCGAGCCAGCAACACGGTGATCGACATGCTGGCGACGCCAGTCGGTGCGGCACCGCTCAACCTCGCGATGGCGGCGGGCGACAAAGAAAACTTTTGGGGTAACTTTGCGGCGCTCTCCGAGGGTGCACCGCTGTTCGGCGCGATGGGCAGCTTGACCGGCGGGCTCAAGCCGCAGTTCACCAAGGCGATCCTGCCGTCGATGCGTGCGAACGGCCAAGCGCGCTTCACCGAGATGGCGCAGCGGGGCGACAAGTGGAGTCAGGCCAGCGCACGCTATGTGCAACGGCTGCCCGAGGCGGGAAAGAACATGGTCTACGAATTGACGGACGCACTGGGCGGCATGGAAACGACCGGCCCGCAGGGTCAAAAAGGCGTGAGCGAGATCGTGCCGTTGAGCGCGGCCGATTACGCCGCCTTCAAAGCCGAGCGCGGCCTGCCCGCAGGCAACGATCGCGGCCTCGCGATGCATAACGGCAAGGCCTACGTGAACGCGGAGCACCCGAGCATGATGGGGCCCGAGGGCAAAGGTGTCTTCGGCCACGTCGCAGGCCACGAGATGGGTGGCCACGTCGCGCAAAACATCCTGCGCGCGTTCAGCGGCAAGGGAGGCCCGCTCTACGACGGCGTAATGGGCAAGATCAAGGCGCAGCTCACCGACAAAAGCGGCAAGCCGACGCCTGAATTCCAGCAGTTCATCGACGGCTACAACAAGGAACTCACAAAGAGCGGCGCGCGGCCGCTCACCGACGCGCAGGCGATCGACGAGTTCGTCGCCGAAACCGCGGGCCGCATTTTCTCGACCAAGGGCACGGCCGATCTCGTCATTCCCGAAGGGATCCGCGACAAGATCCAGCGCGGCATCGGTGAGTTTTTCGGCGGCAAGATTGGCATCGATCCGCGGGAGGTCGGAGGACGATCGTATTTCAACCACAAGGAAAACGCCGAGGTCACCGGCATCTACCTCGATGCGCTGCGCCAGATCGTGTCACCCGCGGCGCGCACCGCGCTCAATGTCGACCCGTCGACGCCACCGCCAGCGGGACCAACCCCAGCGCCGACGCCAACCGGCGGGCCGCCTGCCCCCGGTGCGCCGCCTGTGGTGCCTCCAGCCGCGCCACCAGCGGCCCCGGCACGCGTTCCTGTGCCTCCAATGCCCACACCGACCGGCGTGGGGCCGTTTGGGCGCGGAGCACTGGCCGGTGGGGTGCCAGAAATGGCCTCCCAGCCCCGTCAGGGCGCTCTAGCACCGGAAAATGCGCCAAAAGCGTCAGAATCGAGCCCTAGCGAGCCTGTGACCCCTTCCAGCGAGGCACCCCCAGCGCCAAAACCGGCCGAAGAGGCCCAAATTTCGCCTGCACCGGCCGAAGCACCATCGGAAGGCGTCGGAAGACCCACCGGGATCCTGCCAGCACGCACGGTCGACGACGATGCGGCCGATTCGCTCATCAAGGCCGCGCCCGATGGCAATCAGGCGGCGCTCGATCTCGCCAATCAGGCCGCCGAGGGCGATCCACGGCTTTTCCAGCGTCGCACAGATCCGCTCACCGGCCGGGTGGCCTACAGCGGCCGCCTCGACTTCAACAAACCCGAGCACCGGGCGCTCGTGCGGCAGCTCGGCATGGGCGAGGGCGACATCGCGAAGATCCAAGCAGCCGACTCGGGCGGCGACATCCGCTACGTCGACTACTGGAGCGCGGAGAAGGCGGTGGATCCCGACGACATCACCGGCAAGGAACGCAAGCGCGACTACGAGCTGGATAAAGGCAAAAAGTCGCGCCAGCTCATGCAGGAAAACAAGGGCATCGTTTTCACGGGCGTCGAGGTGACGAAAAACGGCAAGGTGCTGCAGCGGGGCATCAGCCTCGACAAGCTGGTCGCCAACCTCTCGAAACTTCTCGGCGCAGCGAAGACGCACCTGACACCGGAGCAGCAAGCCAAGGCCAAGATCTACGCCGACATCAACGACCCGGCGATCCGCGAGGACATCAAGGCCTACGTCGAGAACCACAAGAACGGCTACAAGGGTGACGGCAGCGGGCCGGTGGAGGGCATGACGCAAACCGGCGTGCCGATACCGATCGAGCGCGGCCGCTTCGATATTCTCAACGCGGCGCTGAACTACGACATCAGCGGCAAGCCAGCCGAGCACGCCCGCAAGCTCGCAGCCGACGAAGCAGCCCGGGCGACGGGCGTCAAGGTGCGCAAGCGTCCCGCGCTGCAGCCGCAAACGCAACTCAAGGCCGAGGACGCGCAACGCGTGGCCAAGGAAAACCAGTGGGCGGTCGACGACCAAACGGGTGACGTCAATCCGTTCCGCGCAATGCTCAACAAAGGCGGCAAGTTCACCTACACGAACAAGGCGGGTGAGACGCGCGTTGGCACGGGCGACATTCTCGAAAGCGTGTGGGAGAATCTGAGCCCCGACATGATCGAGGACGTGCGCACCGCACCGAGCGGCGAGCCTGCGATCGTGCGCAAGGTCGGCCTCGAAGCACCGGCCGGTGAGTTCTCGCCCGAGGGCATCAACTGGGGCAACGTCGCTGCTGGCTTCATGCCCGGCGGCGGTGAAGCGATCGCAGAGCGGCCGAAAGGCACGTTGGCAGGCGAGGAGTTCGGCGGTCCATCGCAACGGGCCCTCGATGAGCGCAAAGCCAAGCTGCCACCCTACACGACCAGCACCCGGGAAGACACCAAGCGCGGCTGGGGTGAGATCAAGATCCAAGACGACAGCGGGAAGGATGTCGGCTACATCGCCTACACGCACCGGCCGGACGGGACCGTCCAAGTCAACAGCTCGCACGTCGAGGCCTTCGCCCGCGGCAAGGGCTACGGCGAGGCGCTGTATCGCGAGATGGCCAAGGAGATGCAGCGCCTAGGCAAGGACACACTAACCTCGTGGGTCACATCGAAAGAAGCGTTCAAGGTGCGAAATAAACTCTTCCCCACCGAATTCAGGGAGAGCGAAAGCGATGCCCGCGGCGACGTCGCCTATTCCGACGTGTCGAGCAAGGTGCTGCCCGATTTCAGCTACATGCCCGGCGGCGGCGATGGCGAAGCCAAGAAGGGTGCACTGGAACCCGAGGTCGAGATCGCGAAGGTGGTCAAGAAAGGCGACAAGCACTTCGTCGAGGTCGAGGGCGAGACAGAACCTGTCTATCAAGGCGAAACCGCGGCCGACGCACAAAAAGTGGCCGACCAGTGGAATCTCGAAGAGGCCGACGCGCGCCGGAACATGGGGGCCGTGCACAACCTAAGCGAGGATGCCCTGCGTCACGCATTCAAGATGGGCGGGCTGGCGATGCCTAGTGTCGCAGGCGTGCGGCTCGATCGCAGCAAGTTCGGCGGCTTTGGCGAGATCACGCTGATCGGCGGGAAGGACTTGGTCGACCCGCAGAAAAACCCGGCGATGAAGTGGTTTGACGCCGACATTTACAGCCCGCGCTATCCGCACACGATGGCCACGTATGAAGGCGAGAACGCAAGCAAGGTGGCCAACGCCTTTGAGAAATACGCGCAAGAGATCCGGCCGATCACGCAGAAGAACCCGTATGGCCCCAAGGAATGGACGCCGCAATCGATCGTCGATTCGATCAATCGCAGAGGCTTCGATGAAGCGAGCTGGAACCACCTAGGTGAATACGCCTACCTGCGCGAGCACGGGCTCTTGGAGGCCCCGTCGACGAAGCTGGAGGAGCACGAGCTGCGTATGCAACTCATCGGAAAACTGACCGGCCAACGTGAAAAGGTCGCCGAGTGGATCCAGCAAAAGGTGGACGAAGCTGGCGCGAAACCGAAGGATGTCATCAAGGTCGAAGGCAAGCCCGACATCGAGCACACGCTCGACAACGTCATGGCGGTGATGAAGGCGGAAAAGTTGCGCGGTGGCGAAGGTGAAGGCTTTGGTGCGGGCGGCATGCGGGCGCGAGTGGCCAAGGGCTACGGTGCACTCGAAGAGATGGGCGCAGACCGTGAGAGAGTGATCCCAAGGGAGGAGATGACCAACGTCACCAAGAAAGCGGCGCGCGAATTCGCACGCCTGCGCGAAGACCTCGAATCGATTCGCGAGGATCAGGAGATGGATCCCGAGACGACCGAGCGGGACGTGATCGATTTCATCGAGGGTGATGAGAAGCACCTGCGCAATGTCTACGGCGATAACTACGAGAACATGGCTGCCATGACGCAGGAGTTTCTCGACAAGATCCGAAAACTGCCCACCGAGTATTTCGAGGGCAAGGTGTCCGACATCGTGCCGCTGGAGGGTAAAAAATTCGCGGCCGCGGTCGTGCCCGATTCGATTGATCCCGCGCTGCGATCGATGCTCGAAAAGCAGGGCATCAAGACCGTCAGCTATACCCGCGGAGATGCGGAGATGCGGCGCGCAGCGATCGAGCGAATGACGCGCCAGCAGGAGGTCAATTTCATGCCCGGGGGCGGCGAGGGCGAGCCGATCTCGAACCGGGAAGACGCGCACCGTCGCTGGAGCGAGGGCGAGGAGATCTACGCGTTCCACGAGCAGGACGAAACGTCACACAAAATCACCAGCCTGCAAGAACTGGACTCCTACGCGCCCGATCAACTGATGGCGCTTCCCGCCAAGAAGGGCGCGCTAGCGCAAGCCGTTGACACAGGTGCTACAGTGCCCGCCGAAACAATTCGACCAAATGAGCAAGCCACAAAAACCAGCCAAGAAACACAGCCCCGAGGAGATCAAGGCCAAGATGTCGGACAACGCGCTGGCACTGGGTATCGAACTCACGCAGGAGGAGCTGAAACAGGTGACCGCTTCCACCGCGCGATCACAGAAGCTGTCGCAGGTCACCCGCTCGGTGCCGCCGTCGAAATCAAAGACGTAAGCGAATACCAAAAGGAGGGCTACAAGCTCATCCTTGCAGACGACGACACCGCAGGCGTCGCGGTGACACCGGATGGGGATCTCGTCTCGGTCTTCAAAAAGCCGGGATCAAAAGCAAAGATTCTCGACCACCTGAAAGAGGCGGTAGAGCAGGGAGCCGAGACGCTCGACGCCTACGACATCAACGGATTTCTCCCCAACCTGTATCAGAACATCGGGTTCCGCCCCACGGGCCGAATTAAGTTCAACCGCGAATACGCGCCCGAGGGCTGGCCGTATGACAAAGCAGGCGAGCCGGACATCGTGTTCATGACGCGCGATCCGAATCGACCGGTTGATCCCAACTACGACTACAACGCAGAGCGCGAGCAGGTGCCGCTGCACGAGAGCTACGACGACGCGGTCGCGGCGCGGGATGCAATCAGAGCGACAGCCCCCGAGGCACAGCTCATGCCGGGTGGCGGCGAGGCCAAGATCAGCGAGCCCAGCCCGGTCGACGATCCGCTGCGCGTCGGCACCGCCAAGCTAGGCACCTCGGCCAAGCCAGCGCCAACCCCGCAGGACTCGAACATCCACGGTGGCATCGTGCCACCCGAGCTGCTCGCTCGGCAGATGGAGGCCTTCAACTACCCACACCTCTCGCAGGAGATCCGCGGCGAAAAAGATCCGCAGGTAAAGCGGCAAAAGACCATCGACTGGATGGTGAAAAACCTGCTCGCGCTGCACGACGCATTCCCGGCCGAGGTGCGCGCTGCGGCCACGCGGTGGTATGATGGTGCGAATAAGATCGCGAAGGACTTTGGCGGCCGCTTTGGCTACACACCCGAGCAGGCCGCGGGCGTGCTGGCGGCGCTCAGTCCGCAGAAAGACTGGTTCATGAACGTGGCGCAAGCCGAGCAATTGATGAACGTGTGGAAGAACCACCAAGACACCAAGATCACGCCGGAATTAGTCGGCGCGGAGCTGGAGGACATGATTAGCGGTGCCGTGGCGAAGCCGGGAGAGCTACGCAAGGCGAAGCCGGGCGAAACAAAAGTGGGGGCGCTGCGCCGACGCAGCCACAACGAGCAACTGCACGAGAAGGCGCGCGACAAACGGCGCGCCCTGTTGGAGCAAATGCTCGGCAAGAGTGTCGCCGAGCTGGATGCAGATCCGCACCTGCAGGCGTGGGCGATCCGCGCGCTGGCGCAGAGCCTGCACGGCCGGGATTACCGGGTCGTGTCACCCGACGGCGATCCAATGCATCTGGCAGCGAAAGACGACGGCACCCCGCAGCGCAACGGCTGGGGCTCGATGGAGGAAATCAAGAAGGGCGTGCGCATGCTCAAAAACGGGGATCTCACGAGCATTTCGGACAACCTCTCGAACGAGCACAAGGTCCGCAATTTCTACAACAACATCATCGCGCCCAACACGCCGTTTGGCGACGCCACGATGGACACCCACGCGGTCGCGGCCGCGCACATCCTGCCGCTCGGATCCTCGGCGCTGGAGGTCACGCACAATTTCGGATCCAAGGGTATGCCCGGCAGTGAGGGGCTCGGGATCTCTGGATCCTACCATCTCTACCTCGACGCTTACAAAAAAGCGGCCGAGGAGCGCGGACTTCTGCCCCGGCAGATGCAGAGCATCACGTGGGAAGCGATCCGCGGGCTCTACTCGCCAAAGATGCGGCGCGACAAGGCAGCGGTTGCAAAGGCGCGCGGAACATGGCAAGCTCTTCCTGATGCCAAAGCTCGACAACAACTTATCGGAAGAGGAATCGCTACTCCAGCGTGGGCTAGAGCCAGCCATGGTGGAGAACCTAAAGGCGTCGCAAAAGGCGATGGCCGAGCGCGGCGAGGTGATGACGTTGGAGGAAATCTACGTTATGGAGACAGGCCTAATCCCGGGTCAGGACAGGGACGAGGAAGACTAGCGCCGAGCGCCAAAGGTAAGGAGCCTGCGCTGCGTGGTTTGAAGTTGTCCGAGGGCAAGGGTAAGCCTAAAAAGGGTGCCCTTGCTCGGTGATGGATCCACAAACCTCAATCACGTGGGAATCGGTCAACAAGCCCCCCAGCCTGCCCGCCACCGGCCGCAAGCGCGTCTTTCTCAGCAAGGCCGACTACGAGTTCTACACGATCGACTGGCTGGGCAACATCGAGCCGTTCGGCGGCGGTGGCGCAGGCGGCGCAGGACCGACTGGACCAACCGGCCCGGCAGGTGCGACTGGTCCGATCGGTGAAACCGGGCCAGCCGGGGCAACCGGGTTGACGGGCGCGACTGGTCCCGAGGGGCCAACCGGCCCACAAGGCCCCAGCGGAGCGCAAGGCCCAACCGGCGCAACCGGCGCGGCAGGCACCGGGATCAACGTCAAAGGCACCGTGCCGACGGCGGGCGACCTGCCGACGGCCGGAATGGAGGATGGCGACGCCTACGTGTCCGAGGACAACGACCACCTTTGGATTTGGGATGCCGATACCGCGACATGGATCGACGCGGGCAACATCCAAGGCCCGATGGGACCGACCGGCGTGACGGGTCCGATCGGAGCCACCGGCCCAGTAGGTCCGACTGGTCCGATCGGCTTGACCGGCGCGACTGGACCAACCGGCCCGCAGGGCATCCAAGGTGCGATCGGCCCGAGCGGTGCAACCGGCCCGCAGGGACCAACCGGAGCAAACTCGACTGTGCCCGGTCCCACAGGCGCAACCGGCCCTGCCGGTGCAGTAGGGCCCACAGGGCCCCAAGGGCCCGCTGGAGCGGCGGGTCCGACGGGTCCAACCGGCGTAACTGGCACAGCGGGCGCAGTGGGTCCAACCGGGCCCCAAGGGGTCGCCGGACCCACTGGTCCGACAGGAATTCAAGGCCCTCAAGGTGCGATCGGACCATCTGGCGCAACCGGCCCGGCTGGCCCGAGCGGCACGGCAGGCGCACCGGGTGGCGCAGGCCCGGCAGGACCAACGGGACCGACCGGCATCCAAGGCCCTCAAGGCGTCGCCGGTCCAACCGGGCCAACGGGCGTGACAGGAACAGCGGGCGCGGTAGGACCGACCGGCCCGACAGGTCTGCAAGGCCCGCAAGGAATACAAGGCGTGAGCGGTCCCAGTGGCGCGACCGGACCCACCGGGATCAAGGGCACGACGGGTGCGACGGGACCACAGGGCATCCAAGGCGTCGTCGGTCCAACCGGATTGACCGGCCCAACGGGACCAAGCGGCGCGGCAGGCGGCGTGGGTGCAACCGGCCCAACGGGCGCGACAGGACCAAGCGGTAGCAGTGCATCGGTCGACACGGTCGAGGGCCTGAACATTCAGACTTTCACGACAAGTGGAACGTGGGTGAAACCGGCGAACGCTAACCCTAGCGCATACGCTGACGTCACGCTCGTCGGCGGCGGTGGTGGCGGCGGCAGCGGGCGCGTGGGTGGATCGGGCACGGCGCGAACAGGCGGCGCAGGTGGCGCGGGCGCAGGCGTCGTGATAACCCGCATGAAAGTTTCGCTTTTGCCATCCACGGTGACGGTTACCGTCGGTCCAGCAGGCGCGGGCGGCGCAGCGCAGGCGGCATCCGGCACGGACGGAATCAACGGCGTCGCGGGTGGCACGAGCGTTTTCGCGACCATGCAAGCCAAGGGTGGCGGGTTCGGCACTGGCGGCGGCAGCGGTGGCAACCCGGCAGGCGGCGCGAGTCTCACGAGCGGCATCGTCATCTACGGCGCGGCACTTTCCACGTCCGGCGGCGGCGCGGGCGGGCAAGGTTCCCCGGGTTGGGGTGCCGACATCCCGATTTTTATGGCAACCACGGGCGGCGGTGGCGGCAGCGGGCTCACCACGGGAAATGTCGGCGGCGACGGCGGCAACGCGGGCACCTTGGGCAGCGGCAATTCGACCCTTTTACCGGGAGGCATCGGCGGCTTGACCACGCAAGGCACGCCGGGAGGGCAGGCCAACTCTAACGACTTGGTTTATTGCTTCGGCCTTGGCGGCGGTGGCGGCAGGTGCGGCGGCAGCGGCATCGCGGGCGGCGCGGGCGCGAACGGTATCGGCTACGGTGCGGGCGGCGGTGGCGGTGGGTGCGGTGTGAACGGCACGCCGAGCGGCGCAGGCGGCAACGGCACGCAGGGTTTCGTGCAGGTCATTGTGCCGATCTCTCCGATGCACGCCGAGGCGGCTGATTTCTTCACCCGCGCTGGCATCACTGGACCCACAACGAAGGCGGCAATCAACGTCTACATTTCGGAACTCAAGGCGGCTGGCGTGTGGACCAAGATGCAGGCACTTTGGCCGTTTGTTGGCGGCACGGGAGCAACACACGCGCAAAACCTCAAGTCGTCGAGTTACCCGATGACGTGGGTCGGCGGCGTCACGCACGACTTGAACGGCGTGCTACTCAACGGCACGACTGGCTACGGCAACCCGGTGGTCAACTCCTCGGCGTTTATGAACCTCGCCGACTTCCACGTTTCAGTCTACGCGCGCAGCGCCTTCGGATCGGCGTGCGACATTATCGGGCTCTACGACGGCAACCAGTCGATCATCAGCATGGAGGGCATCTTCATCGCCACGGCCACCTCGGTGACTTTCGACTGCAACCTCATTTCCGACGGTCGCATGGCGGGCTCGTGGACCAATGCACTCTCGCACAACATCGTCACGCGCCGATCGCTCAGCAGCGCCGCAGGTTTCAACCGAGGCGTCGCGGTGGCGACCAAGGTCACGACGGTTTCGCCACCCACGCCGCTGGGTGGGCCGATCTTCATCGGCGCACGCAACAACGCGGGCTCGCCGCTCTATCCCTATGGCGGATATTTAGGCATGGCGTCGATCGGGCTGGGCCTGACCGATGCCGAGGCGGCCGCGTTCTACACAGCCACACAGAACCTCCAGACCGCGCTCGGTCGCGCGGTTTGACACTGGCAAGCCGTTGCGGTAGACGACAGGCGATGAAGCTACATCTGCTCGGAATCCCGCACACTTACACCCACCCATCGTTTTCCTGCTGCGCCTTCACCGGCAAGGTGCTCCGGTTCTCGCCGATGATGCAGTATGAGGGCCACCACGTGATCCACTACGGCAATGCAGGCAGCGAGAGTGGCGCGAAAGAGCAGGTCGAGATCCTCGACGCGGAGGAATACAAAAAGCTCGGCGGCTGCGAGCCGGGCGATGAGCAATATGGCAACTCCGCGCAGATCGGATCGAAGCTCTATCAAGAGTTCAATGGGCACCTCGGGCAGGAGCTGGAGGCGCGGGTCGAGCCGGGTGACATCATCTGCCTGCCGTTCGGCACGGCGCACATGGAGGCACTCACCGGGCCGCGCTGCAAGATGGCCTTTTGGGTCGAGACAGGCATTGGCTACCGGCAGGCCTTCACCCGACACCGGATCTACGAGAGCAATGCGTGGATGAACGTGCACCTCGGCCGGGAGACTCCGAACGGCGTGGTGATGGGTTACGACTACTGGTTCACGATCCCGAACTACTACGAGCCCGAGGATTGGCCGCTCGGAATCGGCAAAATGCCCAGCAACGAAAAACCCACGATCGCGTTTATGGGTCGACTCAACGAGGACAAGGGCCTGCGGATCATCGAGGAGATCGCGAAGAGAATGCCGCATGTCGATTTCACGATCTGCGGGCAAGGCGATCCTTCGCCATGGGTGAGGAAAAACGTCTACCCGGTTTCGCCCTTCCACGGTCCACCGAGCGAGGGTCGAGCGAATTATCTCGGCAACGCGCACGCCGTGATTTGTCCAACGCGCTACGTCGAGCCGTTCGGTGGTGTAGCGGTCGAGGCACTGCTCTGCGGCACACCCGTGATCGCGTCTGCATTCGGAGCGTTTCCTGAATACATTCAGGACGGCTTCAATGGCTGGCTGCCACGCACGCTGGACGACTGGATCACGGCGGTCGAGAAGGCTATCACGAAAGGCCCCGACTGGGATCGCGACGTGATCCGCAATGTCGCCGCGCATCGCTTCTCGATGTGGAATCTCTCGGGTCAATACACCATGGCCTTCGCGCAGATCAGCGACCTGCAGCGCGGCGGCTGGTATTGCGATCAGCTATGAACCGGCGCACATCACTGCGGCGCAAGACGCCGATGAAGCGCGGCACCTCCGAGCTGAAGCGCACGCCACTCGCGAAGAAAAGCGCGAAGCAGAAAACGCGCGACGCGATCTACGTGAAAGTCCGGCGCGAATACCTGCGCATCCACCGGCACTGCCGGGTCTGCACGATTGTGTTCGGTGTCTCCATGCGATCGAGCGAGATCCACCACATGCGCGGCCGAAACGGATCGCTTTTGTGGGACACGCGCTACTTCGCACCGACCTGCCGGGCGTGCCGGGAGTGGCCGCACGACAATCCCGAGCTGGCGCGCAAACTCGGTCTTCTGGCCAGCGCAAATGACTGGGGCGTAGTGTCGTAAGCCGCTTAAAAAATCAACTGCGTTTTAAACGCAGTTGAGTCTTTTCGCAAAAAGTGCGATTTGGTGTTGACGACCGCAACGGCTTGGGTCATTCTCCCAACATGAGCAACACCAACATCACCGGAATCGAAGCGATCAAGGTCGTCACGGCCGACATCATCAACCCTGACGCGATCGCCAACTTCGTCGAAGCGTTTCGCAAAGGGCCGGATGGCCTCGCCGCCTACGGGCCATGGATCGCCTACTGCGCACTGCCCCTCAGGGGCAACGACCACGACGGCCTGCAGAGCGCCGCACGCCGGGCGAAGTTCAACTGGGAGGTGGCAGTGCACACCCCGGCCAGCAAGGCAGCCAAGGACGCAGGCCTGCGCGGAGCGGTCGACGCTTACCCGCTCGAAGGCCAGCTCTATTCGTTCATCGACGAGAACGGCGAGGAGCAGATCACGTTCGACTGCCTCGTGGGTGCCACGTTGTCCGACGGCACGAAGCTGATCCACAAGGCGTTTTACGCCAACGCTCGCAAGATCCGCAACACCCGCGAGATCGCCCAGCGGTTCGCCGACAAGATCAAGAACAACATCGTGATCGATCTGGCCTACTGGGAACCCTACGTCGACAACAGCGACAGCCTCGAAGAGCGCCTGCACGGTTATGCGATGGAAGAGCAGGCCGAGCGTCACGGCTACGCAGTCAGTCCTTGGCGCTAATTTCACCAACACCGCCCGCGGGTTCGATCCCCGCGGGCAACCTTTACCACCAACGACCATGACCAACACACCAACGCCCGCTGAGATCACCCTCGCCCTCGCCTGCTCCTCCCGCGAGAACTACAAGTCAGTCACTCTGCACGTCGCGCCGCTCTTCGTGGTGATCGCATCAGCAAACCCCTACAAGAACGGCTTCGGGCTGCACGTTTGCTACGGTGGCCACAACTACGGCGTGACCGGCTTCATCCGCCTGCCCTCGGTCAAGGCGCTGGCCGCAGCGATCGACACGTGCATCGCTTACGGCGCGAACCTCGTCGCCGAGCAGGACAAAATCGACCGGCAATTCAACCTGCCCGTTTCGGCTTACAGCGCCGTGCGCGGGCCGCTCTAATTCAACCACAACTCACCATGTCAAAACTCACCTATACCGTCGGCACCTTCCGCGCCGCAGGCCTCGAATGCAAGTGGACCAAGGCCCGCCACGGCGAGCCGATCATCGTGGCCCGCACCCGGCCCGGTCACTTCTACGTCATCAGCGCCTCGATGTTCGACGACATGCAGCGCGACGGGATCCGCGAGGCCTTCGACTCGCACACGCTCCTCGGAGACATTTTCAGCATCCCCGCATAAAACCACTTGCTAACAGCAAGCCGTTGCACCAAACCTACCAACCTCGACACATGAACAAACAGCAGCGCGAAGACCTCGCCAAGATCCACAAGCGTCTCGACGACGTGAAGACCGAACTCGACCAGCTCAAGGGCCTGATCGAAACCGAGCAGGAGGCCGAGCAGGAGAAGTTCGACAACATTCCCGAAGGCCTCCAGCAGGGCGAGAAGGGCCAGAAGATCGAGGAAGGCGCGAGCGAGCTGCAGACCGCAGTCGACGGCCTCGACAACATCATCAACGAACTCGACGACGTGCTGACTGCCGTCGACAACGCAACTCAAGAATAACGACCATGAGCACCACACCGAAAATCACCAAGCCCGGCAAGGGCGGCGTAGCAACCTCACTCATCGACGAGCGAGTGCGCGTCGTCATCGGATCCGACCCCGATAAACTCAACGCGATGCAAAAGGAATTTTGCGAGCGCAACAAACACGAGGCGCGCGGTGCGTGGGCCTACTGGGGCGACTACGCCCGGGTCCGCGCAGTCTACGTCAAAGACGGCGACCTCAAGCTCACTCTCCAGCGCGAGAATTGCGGCGAGCTGTTCGACTGCTACGCCAATCACGTCATCATCGCGCCCGCCAAAAACTAGCCATGCCAAAAACTCACACATCCATCGACCTCAAGCCCGAAGGCGACATCAGCGTCTCGCTCGACTTCGAGAACGTCGACGAATACGACGATCTTTCGATCGAGGTCGCCAAGGTCGGCGACATGGTCGTCACCTTCAAACCGGGAGCGATCGATCGCAAGCAGGAGGCCCTCGAAACGGCCAGCCTCATCACCGCGATCGACGGGCCGGACGACCAAGCCATGGCCATCGAGAGCGTCAGCATACTCAAGGCCTTCACGCAAGGCGTCGAGCGGAGCCGGGAAGAGGTCAAGCGGCCCTTTTGGAACGCAGGCAAGGCGATCGACGAGATCGCAAAGAAAGAGAGCAAGGCGGCGCTCGAAGAGATCGCCCGGGTCGAGAAACTCCTCGCCGGTTACCAGCGCGAGCAGGACCGGATCGCCAACGAA